GTTCAAATGGCAGTTGCATTGAACAAGGTGGTACAGGAAGGCAAGGTGAAAGTTGATCATGACTCGGTTAGCCGGTCGGAATCGAATTCAGAGCAGGCAGAAACTGAGTATTAATAGCCACACACCAACCAACTACAACACAATGAAAAATTTTCCTTGTGTTGTAGTTTTCAGAAAAGGAGAAACACATGTTTGAAGAAACACAGAACACACCGACACAATTCCTGGTTTATTTCTTAGCGTTAGCCGCTGGTCTGTATTGGGCCGGTTGGGTATTCGCTGCACTATGGGAATGGTTTATCTCTCCAATATTAAGCTTGCGGCATATATCCGTTCCAGAGGCAATCGGCTTGATCGTCACAATCGGTTTTGTGTTGGCAAGACATCAGGATAAGAGACAAGAGTTGACTTGGGACAGTATTCAAGACCGAATGGTTGATTGGGTAATGCGCCCCTTGGTCGCCCTTACTGTGTGCGCAATCGTTAACGCTTTCGTGTAGGGGAATAAAATGACAACATTCCAAATACCAGAAGGAAAAATAGTTGACCGGATAGAATTTGAAGACGGTGAAACGATTAATATTGTCTACAAAGAAGATAGACCGAAGAGAAATAAACCGGTTGCTGTATTGTGTGAGACCGACGCACATACCTGTCTTTACCGAGACAAGGCTGCAGAAAAGATTGTGATGTTCAGGCCGGACCATAAACCTGACCCTGCACGCTATGTTCCTGTCAGGAGGGCAAAGGCAGGGGAGTTTGTTGTTCTGTCGCACGACGCGTACAAGGAATCTTTGCGAGAATTATCTGAGCTTTGTGCAATACTTCGCAGCATAGAAAACGGTAATTGCACGACGGAAGAAACGTTTCGACAAATAGACATACTATCAAGGCGAGCCCGCGCGCTCCAGGTGGTCCTTGCGACACAGGGTCAATAATGTCCTGGACACCACAACAATCCGCAGCCCTCCTCAAGGTGAGGAAATGGTTTTCTCAAAAGGATAAACCTTTCTTCACGTTGGGAGGTTGGGCCGGTACAGGAAAAAGTACAATAGCCCAACACATCGCTGAAACCTTGGGCGTACCTACTCTCTTCATGGCCTACACAGGCAAGGCGGCATACGTTCTCAAGCGTAAGGGTGTGCAGGATGTCAGCACTGTGCACAAAGCAATATATACGCCCAAGGGCAAAGCGACCGCCGCAATCCAGCAATTACAACAGGAATTGTTGAATTGCAGCGACGAGAAACGGAAAAAGGAAATCAACTACCAACTCGACAACCTTTCCCGCCCATCCTTCGCATTGCGCAACGACAGCCCGTTATCGGGTTGTGGCCTGGTTATTTTGGATGAGTATTCCATGATAAGCCAGCAAATGGGAGAAGACTTGCTATCCTTCGGTTGCCCAATTCTTGCCCTCGGTGATCCCGGTCAGCTTCCCCCACCGTTCGGCACATCCTTCTTTACCGGACAACCTGATGTAATGCTCACGGACGTAAGAAGGCAAGCAAAGGATAATCCTATTATCCACCTTGCCACACTTGCGCGAGAAGGGAAGAACATCGCCTTGGGCGACTATGGTGACAGTAGAGTTGTCAGACGTGGCGGGAACAGCGATTTTGTGAAGGAAGCAGATCAATTGCTAGTTGGACTAAACAAAAGCCGCGAGGCCGGTAACCGGAACTTGCGTAGGATGCTGGGATTCGAGGGTGACTTCCCGAATGCCGGTGAAAAACTAGTATGCCTGAAGAATAATGCAGAGGTTGGCTTCTTCAACGGGCAGACCTGGAAGACATTGGAAAATGCCACGGTACTCGATGATTGCCTTGGGCTAAGTCTTGAGGATGAAGAAGGATTGAAAGCCGGTGCACTTGCCCAAACAGCACCATTCCTTGGGCAACCTCTCGACCGTTTCACGGACTTTGACACGTTCGATTATGGCTATGCGCTGACCGTTCATAAGTCCCAAGGTTCGCAATGGGACAAAGTTGCCCTTCTTGATGAGTGGTATGGTAATCATCGAGATCAATGGTTGTATACTGGCATAACCCGTGCAGCAGAAAAACTGACGATTATCCGCAATGCCTGATTCCATCAAAATCATTAAGAGAAAAGTGCGAACAGCAAACGTTGTACACCAGTGCAACGTTTGCTGTTCCAGTATTGAAACAGGCACCACATACACCTATTTCTTCATAAGACACAACGGCCAAGCCGCAATTCAACGCCTCTGCCAGTCTTGCCTACCACTATTACACTAAATGCACCCACCACTATTCCACACAGTAGAAAGTACCTGGCAACCGCCAAAGCTGTGCGACCTTCCAGATTGGTCAAACGCCAAACGGGTAGCAATCGACACCGAAACGAAGGACCCGAACTTAAAAACGACAGGTCCTGGTGGCGGCAGAACGCCGGACAGTTACATAACCGGAATCTCATTCTCAATCGAGGACGGCCCCTCGCATTATCTTCCGATCCGCCACCAGGGTGGGGACAATTTGCCGGTTGAAGAGGTGTTGCGGTACATGGCCTACCAAGCCACGAACTTCAAGGGCGTATTGGTTGGCGCGAATCTTGGGTATGACCTCGACTTCCTAGCCTCTGACGATATCCGATTCACGAAGGTCAAATTCTTTCGTGATATTCAAGTTGCTGACCCGCTACTGTACGAACTACACCAGCACTACTCAATGGGACACATCGCCGCCCGCTGGGGCGAACAAGGTAAGAATGAGGATTTGCTTCGTGCTGCTGCCCAAGAATATAGTGTTGACCCTAAGTCGGGTATGTGGCAGCTCCCGGCGCGCTTCGTGGGCGCATACGCAGAACAGGATGCGGTGCTACCTCTTAACATACTACGCAAGCAAGAGCGCGAGATTGACAAGAAAAACTTGTGGCAAATCTATGACCTTGAATCCCGACTACTTCCCCTGCTTGTGAAACTACGCCGCCGGGGTGTGCGAATCGATACAAAGCACCTGGACTACATGGAATCGTGGGCATTGGCCGAAGAAAAGCAGATGTTAAAGAACATTCACACTGAAACAGGCCGGTTGCTTAGTCTTGACCAAGTAACCAATCCCCGATTCCTTGCGCCGATATTCGATGCAATCGGTGTGACTATGCCCACAACACCGACAGGCAAATCTAGTGTAGACATTGATTGGATGGGTACTATTGAGCATCCCGTTATGCGGTTCCTTGAGCGAGCAAGGAAGATAAATAAGCTGCGTAATACCTTTGTTGCCAGTGTCCGTAGGCACATGGTCAACGGTAGAATACACTGCACGTTTAACCAGCTTCGCATGGCCAAGGAAGAAGGTGGGCTGGATAGCGAAGAATCACAAGGCGCCGCCTATGGTCGGTTAAGCTGTCAAAGCCCAAACCTTCAGCAACAACCAGCACGGGAAGACTATTCCGCAATGTGGCGTGCAATCTATCTACCCGAGGAAGGTCAACTTTGGGCAAGTAATGACTTTTCTTCGCAAGAACCAAGGATGGCAATTCATGTTGCGTGCCGTGCCCGATCTACGCTTGGACAAGATGCCTGGGAAACGGCTATTGCAGCAAGAGATACCTTCCGAAGGAATCCACGAACGGATAACCACGCAATGACGGGAGAGATGATTTATGGCCGACCGCCCACGAAGCTCGAACGATCCCACGCAAAGACCGTCTTTCTGGGTCTTTGCTATGGCATGGGTGGCGCGAAGCTGTGTAAGCAAATCGGACTTCCCACACGCTGGGTTGTTCGCAACCTTGGGCTGACCTGGGAAGAGCGGATGCAGGTGTTCGAGTATGGCACACCAGAAGCAGACGCGCTAATCAAACAAGGGCAACAACCCTATGAAGCAGCCGGGGAAGAGGGGCAGCGATTTCTTGAGCTGTTTGACAAGAAAGTACCCTACGTCAAAAAACTGGCCAAAGCAGTAGAGAGCAAGGCCAAACGAATCGGGGAAGTAAAGACCTACCTCGGGCGATTGTGCCATTTCCCGCAGGATCAATATGGTAACTTTGAGTGGACACACAAAGCACTTAATCGAGTAATCCAAGGAAGTGGCGCGGATCAAACAAAGAAGGCTATGCTAGATTTGGATGCAGCAGGATTCGATATCATGATTCAGGTTCATGACGAAATTGCGATGAGCGTCAACCATAAATCGGAAGCAGAGGAAGCAGCGAGGATAATGGAGCATACGATTGAACTGGAAGTACCCACAGTGGTGGACGTTGAGATTGGGGAAAGCTGGGGGCATAGCATGGGTTATGGGAAATAATAACTTAGGAGAACAACATGGAAGTAATTATCGACGGGATTAGATATGTACCAGTACGCGAAGAAACAACCATAAAGAAACCGTTCCACGAACTGATACGCGAGGCTCGTAAACATAAAAGAGAATCCTTGGAGGAAGCATCAAAGAATATTGGCACGGTGAAAAGTCATTTGTGGGAACTAGAAAAGGCGCGCTGCGTCCCGAACCTAATATTGCTGCAAGCGATAGTGCGGTACTACTCGATACGATTTGAGGATATTGCATAAAATTGCTTTGACTTCTACGCCAAATGCTGTAAAATAATCAAATCGCAACACAAACAATAGAAAAGGAGAAACACCGTGACAATAAGACTACATCAAGATTGCGATATAGCCAAAGAACTAGGGAAGAAAGCTTTTATTTCCAAAATACCCTTTGATGCATCGCAAGACCAAGACTTTGTGGTTATGCTAAATAACGCTATCAAGAAACATAACCTGTCGGTATGGGAAACTTTTCCTATTATAGACTCCTGGCAAGCAGGATGGAAAGAAGCATGCCAACCACATACGGAGACAACACCATGACAATAACCCTAGCAACACTACCCCAAGCCACAGCCCAGGAAGTTTACAGCCAAGTGCGTAAGCACCTACTGACACAGAAAATGAAGTCAATCGAAGAGGGAAAAGGGTGCGTATATCGCGGCCCTGACGGCCTTATGTGTGCGGCAGGTTGTTTGATATCAGACGAAGAGTACCGTGAGGATATGGAAAGGCAACCTTGGTCGTTCTTGGTGAGCATGGGACTTGCACCTAAGGAACATAAAGAACTAATCGGTAAATTACAGAGAATACACGACGTGGACGTGGAGGCATACTGGGAACACTGCCTAAACAAACTAGCCGCCGATTTTAACTTGGAGCCAAAATGATTATTCACGGAACATATTTAAAAGCAATAGCCCTACTTGCCCCAAAGAAAGAACCAACACGACCTTATCTACTAGGTGTGCATGTCGAGGTCAAAGGATCACAAGCAATTCTTGTGGCCACGGATGGCGCGGTATTGGGCGCGCTATGTATAATTATCCCAGAAATAGAGGAAGCACACGCATTCACGATTCCGCTGTCCTTACTGACCATGATCACAGCGAAAGACGAAGTTACTGTGACATACACCAAAGAGGAACAAGGGCCGGGAACTGTAACTCTTACCCAATGCGGCCGGGTGTTATCAGGAAAGGCGGTAGAAGGCCCGTATCCACCGTTTCGCCGTGTAATTCCCGAGAAGGTTTCCGGTGTGCAAGATCATTTAATCGCGGTGCGTTACCTGGAAACTGCGGCAAAGGTCTGTTCTATGATTAACGGTGTGCCAATGCCAGCAGTACATGTGCATTACAACGGAGGAGCTGCCTGTTTGGTTGACACGCAGAACGAGGATTTTGTTCTGGTTGTTATGCCGATGAGGGACCCCATCGAACGAATCAAGAATACATATACTCGTCCGGATTGGCTATCGTAATGTCTGAATCAAATATGTGGAAAGCGTTAAAACCGTTATTCGATGATAACGGTCTTGACGCACACCGCATCGAAAACAAAATAGAACTTGGTACGCCGGATGTGAATTATTTGCATGGATGGATTGAGTTGAAGTATAAAAGCAAGTGGCCTGCCCGTGGCGGGATACTTGCTGTTCCGCACTTTACCGCGCTACAGCGTAGGTGGCTTGCCCGCCGCCATGCTGCCGGTGGGCGAGCCTTCGTCTTGCTAAAAGTCAACAAAGAGTGGATACTATTTGATGGCAGGACAGGGTCAGAGACCCTGGGCTACCATCCAAAAGATACACTATTGCAACACGCCCTAATCTGCACAACAAACAAAAACAAACTACTGGACTACCTATGATACTGAAACCACACGAGCTTTTATACTGCTACCGCAAACGATCAGACAGCACACAAAAACAGATTGCAGAAGAGTTTGGGTTGCCGATCAAAGTTTATCAGGCCATTGAAAACGGCAAGAAGGATCTGCCTGAAACCATAGCCAAGAAGCTTGACCAGTTCTTTCAGCAAAACTCAGGTGTGACCAAACTTGACAAATGCATCGCGCTACGCCGTAGGCGCAACTTTTACCAGCGCCAGATCGGGGAACAGATAGGCTGTAGCCGTGCATGGATCAACGAAATGGAGACGGGCAAAGTTGACCCTGCAAAGCTCATAGCCTATTGGGAAAAATCACTATTGCGCGAGTTGTAGCATGTTGGGCAATACACTTGAGGCGATATCCTTTCTTCGTAAATTCTATGGAGAAAGTCGCTGGGTACTCACCGCCGTAATTCCCGATGGCCCAACAGATACAAAGACCTTTCATGATGAAGATTCCGCGTGTGAATGGATTGATCGCCTACAGGGAAAGAAAAATATTTATTTCCACGTAAACCCAACCCGGACGGATAGAACCTCCAAAGCCTCAAAAGAGGATATATACGCACTCCAATGGCTTCACGTTGATATCGATCCACGCGCCGGGGAGAATATCGAAGAGGAAAAAGCCCGTGCATTGAAAATGCTTCAGAACTTTCCACAAAAGCCCACGGTAATCATCGATTCCGGTGGCGGATTGCAAGGGTTTTGGCGGCTCAAGCTTTCTGAAGAGTTGATCGTGGAAGGCAACCTGGAAAAAATACAGGCTCTCGAACGCTATAACCTTCAACTTGAGAAAGTATTCCAAGCTGACCACTGCCACAACATCGACCGGATCATGCGCATACCGGGCACGATCAATCTGCCCACTGAGCGTAAGAAAAAGAAGGGTAGATTGCCCACCCTGGCCAAGCTGGTGGAATGGAACGACAACGAATTTCCGATAAGCAGTTTTATCCAGGCCGTTCGAGTGCAGGATAAGACACCCGGCCTTGCTGGTGGTCAGCCCAAGGTGAAGATCGTATCCGGCGCGGTACTTGATATCGGCGTGCAGGAATTGCAGGATTGGGCACGGGAACACAACAAGATCATTTCAGATCACACCTGTGCGCTGATTGCTTCCGGCCAAGACCCGATTAATCCGACAAAGTATTCGTCAAGATCAGAGGCATTGTTCAAGGTCTGTTGTGATCTGGTTAGGGCAGAAGTACCGGATGAAATGATTTTCGCAATAATTACCGGCAACAATGAAATTGCGGTAAGCGTGCGGGATAAACCGAACTGGGAGAGGTACGCCAACCGGCAGATAGAACGAGCGAAAGAGGACGTGATTGATCCCCACCTTCGGCAAATGAATGAGCGGCACGCTGTTATTTCCGACATTGGGGGCCGGTGCCGGGTGATCAGTGAAGTTTATGATGAGTCCCTTGAACGCTACAGGATCAGCAAACAGAGTTTTGAAGACCTACGGAATCGATACAGACACCTGAAGGTTGTTGTTGGGCAAACGAAAAATGGAGTAGTAGAAAAACCACTTGGCCATTTCTGGCTAGATCATCCGCAAAGGAGACAGTATGAAAAAATCGTATTCGCACCTGGAAAAGAAATTGACAGTGCGTATAACCTATGGCAAGGATTTGCCGTGGAGCCTGCTCCCGGTTCAAGCCATGAGTCTTTTCTCAGACACACTAAAGAAAACCTCTGCTCAGGCAACCAGCAATACTATGAGTACCTTGTCAATTGGCTTGCTCGACTTGTCCAGCATCCGGATAAAACCGGTCAAGTGGCCATCGTACTTAAGGGAGAGCGAGGAACCGGAAAGTCTTTCTGGGCAAAAACCATAGGGAGACTATTTGGGAGACACTTCATGCAAGTGTCAGACTCCAAGCACCTTGTTGGCTCATTCAACGCCCATCTTCGGGATACGGTTCTGCTTTTTGGGGATGAAGCGTTTTTTGCCGGGGATAGAAAACATGAAAGTGTCCTCAAAACGCTCGTCACTGAAGAAATATTAGTGGTTGAGGGCAAAGGTATTGATGCTGAAGCTGCGCCCAACTACGTGCATTTAATCCTGGCTTCTAACGAAGAGTGGGTAATCCCTGCCGGATTGGATGAAAGAAGGTTCTTTGCGCTTGAGATATCGCCCAACGGGAAGGGAAAGTTTGAATACTTCCAGGCTATCCAGTCAGAGTTAACAGGTGGAGGCTACGCTTCCCTGCTGCACTTCCTATTAACCCGCGATATCTCCAAGTTTGAAGTGCGAGACTACCCAAAAACTGAAGCACTACAGCAGCAGAAAATTTTAAGCATGTCCGCTGAAATGCAGTGGCTATACAACAAACTTCAGCACGGCTACATCCTGAAGCACGACTCAGAGTGGAAGCCGGTGATAGTCAAAGAGCATTTGTATGAAGACTACATTGTCGAAATGCAGGAACAAAGCAAGCAGTATCGTCAAGGCCGCACTGGCTTTTTCAATTTCTTATCGAGCGTTATGCCAGAAGGATTCCCCGTCTCCCGGCAACAGCAAATGCTTGTGAAGGTGCGAAACGACAACGGGCACCTAGTCGAAATTCGCAAGCGGGTGTACGTGGTTGAGTTCCCGGCATTAGACGTAATTCGTGAGCATTGGGACAACAAAATGGGTGGGCCGTTTCATTGGCAACCTGTAGCGGCTACGCAGGGGGAGTTGGAGCCGGAGGATAGGGTGGAGTTTTAACGCAAGCCGCAATAGGAAATAATGAAAGAATTATTTAAAAATATTTCTTTCATTATGCTTGACTTCTATGCCAAACAATGTAAAATAACCAAATCGCAACACAAACAACAGAAAAGGAGAAATAAAATGAAAACATTTAAAGAAAACGGCGTGGAATACTCGATTAGACAAGATATGGGACGCAAAGGTATTCAGTATAAAGCGCGGTATGTTTCTGATCCAACGGTTACCGAAGCCTGGGTTTTCTTGCCGGGAAGAAAACACACAAGAAAACAGATAGTAGCCGCTATTGATCGTGTCAACACATACAATGAACTAGACGAATAATCAAAACACAACTAATAGAAAAGGAGAAACACAATGAGACTAACCGTTTATCTTGACGACGGGCACAAAAACTCAAGTGCTGCAATCAAAATTTCCGGTCTGTATGAGGAAGCATTTGAGCCGATACGCACAAATGATCACCCGCTCATGTGCCTTATGGAACCAGGCAGTATGACAATGTCATCACAGGCATTTACAATTAAACGTAAATTAAGGGAGGATGCGGCTGAAGCTTTGGCCAAAGAATTGGCAAAGGTTTTAATTCGGCAAATGGAGCAATACGACTACCACAATGGGTACCAAAAGGAGAACCAAAATGATCGTGTTTAAAAAGGGAACTATATACGAGACTGCACCAAATAGTTGGTGCAGAATAATACTAAGTTAAATAAGGGGCGTTCCATGAAAAATCACATGAGTATAACGGAGTTCTACAAGCGGTTTCCAAATGATGAAGCAAAAAAAGAGCGCCAGACTTTAGGAGTTATATACACTGGTGATTGTCTTCAAATAATGAAAACTCTTAAATCTGAGTCTATTCGAGTGGCATGTATCCCTTTACAGCAAGTAAAGAAAGACTTTTCAGGAAGGCTCAAATAGCGCAGAATACCATCTAATTAAAACATAAATATAAAATTTGGAGTATGAATGGCAGCAGCACGAATTTCTGAACAACGAGCGCGTACCGTAACCAAAGAACTTCTTACTTTTCGTGGTTGGGACTTGCGTCCCGTATCATCTGGTGGACAGTTACTTGAAGAGTCGGAATATTTAGATTATCCATCGCTGAGAAGTATTTTCGAGAAAAAATCAAAAACAGGTCCCGGCATTGGCAAGCCAGATTTTCTGCTTGTTGATTCAGCCAAGAGCCTAAAGCCACTTGTCGTTATAGATACCAAACCGCGCACAAGCGATATTGCGGCTTCTATGCGTGATACTGAACACTATGGCGATGCTGTCCATCTTGCAGGTCAGCAGGTGCTTTCTGTGGCGGTGGCCGGAGCTGAACGTGAAGTTTGCGCTGTAAAGGTTAGGCGGCGAATCGCTGGCAAATGGAAAGACCTAACTTTGCACAACGAGGCGATAGATTGGATTCCATCTCCAACGCAAACAGCAACCATCCTTTCGCTCCATAACCGCATTGAAGTTTCAGCGGAATGCCCAAGCCCAGAAATCTTGGCAGAACAAGCAGCCCGCCTGAATGAAATATTTCGTGAATGTAAGATCAAGGATGAATATAGGCCAATATACGCGGCTACATTTATGCTTGGCCTTTGGTTTAAGGATGTAATTTCTGATCAGGACGTAGTATTGACCCAGATAAACGACAATGCTGGGAAGGCATTAAAGATTGCGCAGAAAAGCGAGCTTTCTCAAAGCTTGCGAGTCGATACAGAAAACGAAGACCTTGCACAACGAGCATGGCAGATCATTGATATTCTGACAAAACTAAACATACGGTCTTTTCTTCACGAACACGATTATCTCGGGCAGCTTTACGAAACATTCTTTCGCTATACAGGCGGCAATACGATAGGGCAGTATTTCACTCCTAGACACATCATAGATATGATGTGCGAGTTAACCGCAATTACTCCGAATGATATTGTTTTTGATCCTGCTTGCGGAACAGGTGGTTTTCTAATTGGTGCTTTACGCCGAATGATTCGCTTGAAAAGGATGGATTACGAGCAGGCGGTAAAGCAAATCCATCAAAACATATATGGTATAGAGTCAGAGCCAGCCACGGCAGCGCTATGTATAGCAAATATGATTTTGCGCGGTGATGGGAAGAGCGGGATTATTAGGGCTGATTGTTTTTCAAAAACTAACTATCCACCCAAAGAGGCAGATGTTGCTCTGCTCAATCCTCCGTTTCCGCATAAAAAAACTGACACTCCATCCACCAAATTCATTGACCGTGCTCTAGATGGCGTGAGAAACAAAGGATTGGTTGCAAGCATTGTTCCGTACTCATTGCTTGTTAATGTGGGCGAGTGGCACAAACACCTATTAAAGAATAATAGTTTGTTGTTTGTGGCAACAATGCCGCCAGATTTATTTAGCCCATATGCATCCTTCAATACTGCCGTTGTCGTTATACAAAAAGGTATACCGCATTCTGGCGCAAAGGTATTTTTCGCTAGGCTATGGAATGACGGCTTCAAGCTGAAGAAGAATAATAGAGTGAGTCAGGGCGGATCACAGATCGAACAAATACAAGTGGCATATCAAGAAAAAATCCAAATTCCTGAATTAACTACATTCAAGCAAGTTACGCCAGATTCAACCGAATGGTCTCCTGAAGCATTTATTGAGAACGCCGCGCACACAGATGAGGATTTTATCCGCGCCTTCGAGGCGCATTTGCGACTACACGCATCGTTCTATGTTTCGTATGGCTATCGACTGCTTGACGGAGAGTCAAAAAATGGAATAGGAATAGTGCCTCGCATCTTTCACGCGAGATCATCACTTTCATTCGATAAAATAAAATTCGGCGCATTCAAACTATCAGATTATTTTGACGTAACGCTAGGCGGAAAGGAAGAGATTGAAGACTTGGAAGATGGTGGCAACATACCAATCGTTTCTACAAGCGAATTTAACAATGGCGTTACAGCCTGGAAGGCTGCAAAAAGAGTTTATGGCCCAGATGTAATTACTGTCGCAACCGATGGAAGCACTTGCTCAAGCTTTGTTCAAGAGTATTCATTTTATGCGTTTTACAAGGTCGCAATTCTTCGGCCAACACAAGACATCCCGATAGATGCTCTCTACTATATTTCGTATTTGTTGAAACGTGAAAAATGGAGATATGTGTACGCCCGGAAATTCGGAAAGGGTCGCTTATTAACCACAACGCTTTATGGCCCTATTAAAAAAGATGGTTGCCCGGACTTCGAGACAATGGCTGCTCTAACCCGCCAATCCGCGTCTTACAGCATCATTGAATCTTTTCGAGAGGCACACTCTGACATGAAAAAAAAGGTTGAAAAATCCGCTAATCAAAAGAATAAGAGAAAACAAATGACTTGACTTCTACGCAAATTTCTGTAGAATAACGATATCAACAACTTTTAATAGAAAAGGAGAAACACATGAACGAGAAAACATTTGCAGAATATAACGAAGCCAGCGTAAAGGTTAGCTTTTGGTTAGATTCCTCAGGTGACGTCGGCTTTTGCTTTCAGGCTAGTCACATAGGTGGGGCTACACCAGAGAATTTGGCCACAACAAGAAAAGGAATGCTGAAATTTAGCGATAAGCTACAAGAATTAATCATGCGGCAAAAAGAACTTGCCCCAAAAACAGAACAACCCAAAAAATATTGTTACGGCTTCTACCCCGATCCTGAATTATTCTACGACTGGGAAACGTTTCAAGACATGCTCTTTGATGGAAGACTGCACGGGGAAGAGGTTGAGGTTGTTCGTGGTGTGCGGGTGGAAGTTGACAACGAAGATTTTATCTCTCCACATCAAATAGGAGAAGATATTCTTGCCCAGGCCGATGACGAAGGCGGTGAATATGCGGAAGCATACGTAGAGGAAGTTTCGGCCTTCTTTGACAACAATGAAGAAAAAGTGCGTGCGGTACTGTCGCAAATGATGGAACTATCCGATATTCGCCCAACATTCTTTTCCGTCGATAAGGAAGAAACCGTTACCGTAGTTGTGGGCAATCGGGACGAAGGGCACATAAAATAAGCAAATTAATCTTTAACGCAAGGGGCTGAAATGGGACAAGCTAAGCAAAGAGGTACAGTTGAAGAAAGAAAAGCTCAGGCTATTGTGGAGGGCAGAACTCCAGGCTGGAGAGCAAGGGAAAGAGAGGAAAACAGGAAGTTTATCGACGAGCTAACTAAGAAGATTATGGCTAAACTTTTTGATGGAAAACTACCTTGACTTCTACGCCAATTTCTGTAGAATAAGGCTATCAACAAATTTCAATAGAAAAGGAGAAGGGCATGTGTGATACCAACAAGCAGCAGCCTATACTACCTGTCAGTTTTACGTATTGCGGGCTGACCGTAGAAATAGCACCACCGACACCAGAGGAGACGGAATGGATGAAGGTTGTGTGCGATGACGTGGAATATTTTATACCAACCACAACGGAATAAATAATGTGCGCCGCAAACCAAGAAAAGGAGTGCCCGGTGTTTCAGGAATTAGTAGATTTTGAAGAGATACGGTTGCTTGGGCCGTATTGGAAACGGACGTGGTAAAATAGCAGTAATTACGGACAGCCTGGATCAAACATTGATACCCTACCGAGTGTTTGGTTCTCGATAAACATCCTAGAGGTAAGGAATCGATGACACCCAGGAAAGACGGGCACTAAGAAGGATAAGCACTGGTCATTATCAGTGAAGCTGTGAAATGGGTCTGCATACCCGCAAAAATGCAGTTACTCAGCGGAGTCTTGTGGAATCCAAGCGAATTTTATAATAAACAGGAGAATTGATATGACAACTACAGTAACAGTTGAAGCACACTGCGACGAAAAAAAAGAAGTTCACATCGATATTTGTGAAGATCCTTGTAATCAAAACGCAAATCACAAAAAAGTTCTGCAAAACGGAGATAAGCATTCTTTGGTTGTGTATGACAACAAATCTGTAACAGTCAGGGAAATTCTCAAATAGTTTTTGTTGGTAGCTGTAGAAAAGTGTGCTGAAAGTACCCCGTAAACTATATGCTAGGTAGGCACATCTGGATGAGATTGGGCGCAAGGGTTAACAAAACCAGTGCAAATTCTGGTATTTCAATGGAGGTAACCAGGGTCGCCTACGTGCCCTGGAATTAATAGGAGATATTAAGTGAAGGAGTTATCTGAATTACCAAAAGAGTTACAAGAAGAAATCGTGGCTACTAAACTGGCCTGCATGAGTGATACTAAAGAGCGTGATATGCACACAAAAGTTGATAACTTAAAACTTCAAATAGACGAAATTAAGAATCAAATAGTGGTAAACCAAGACCGCAACTGTACCTTGTAACGCAAGCATGCCGGGATCAGCTCCGGCCACTAACAAAACCAGTGCAAATTCTGGTGTTTCAATGGGCGCGTTCTCCCGGCGCAATACGGGGGACAACATAAACCACTTTAAAGGAAATCAAAATGAAACAACGAAATTGGTCAGCAGGTTCTTTATTTGTACTAACAAGTTTTCTGTTCTTATTCTTGACCTTCGTCTTTACTTCCGTAGCATCCGCCCAAGACTACCGCTACACTGTTGCAAAGGATGGCTTTGTCAGTGGTTTCTTCGGTGGGCAAACTGCGGCATATGACAGCGATTTGTCTTTGATCGCGGAAGGCTACCCTGACACTGATCGACATATCAGCAACCATGTTGCGAAGCTTGGGGAAATGACAACATTCGGTTGGTACGCGGCGGGAACGGAATTAACATTTAAGCTATTCGTTCACAATACCGGCGATACCTTCTACTCGAATACCGCAATGAATCCGGATGGCCTGGAACATGCCCGAGCGTTTCAATTCGCCTTGCCCAACGGATCGTTATCCGCATTTACCCCAGTGATCTTCATGGGCTTCGAGGATTTGATGGGCGGTGGCGACATGGACTTCAATGACAGTATGGCCATGTTCTCGAATGTGGTCATGGTTCCGGTTCCTGAGCCAAGTTCTATTGCTATGTTGTTGGCCGGGCTTGGTTTGCTGGGGTTTGCGCGAAAGGCTTTCCTATCCTAGTTACCTATCACAAACAAAAGCCCACACAATGTTCAAAATCGTGTGGGCTTTTCTATTGTACCGTGCAGCTAAAACCGCAATGCCTCTCGCTTACGCCACGCAGCTTTGGCCAACGGATGATAAGTAACCCCAAGCCATCGAACACAAGCAAGTATGTAGTGCCCCTTGCTCCAAAGCCCACGGAAGAATTCAAGGTTAGCATTCTCGAAGCTGATCAGCTTCCCAGCGAAGTCCACACCGGTTCTGAAATAAAAATCATGCTTTACGCACTCATCCACGCAAATATCCGGGACACCAGTACAACCATCACTTTTTATGTACCAGCGTATTTTGTCAATGTCTGCTTGAGTAAGTGAGGCCGGATCGCCGGTAGACAGGCTTGCAACGAAATCGATTAGGTCGCTGTTCATATGAATAAAATGTTTTCCTTGTCTAAGTCCATACCTAATCGGTCTCCTGTGGACATAACAGACACCATACGTACCTCATACACACCGACGGTATCAATGTCCGTATCCTCTATATGTAATATGGCGGTGGTGTCGCTTAGTACAATATCTCCAGCCATAATAGTGTAATCAACAGAAACGCCCGAACTGACGTTCTTTACGGCTATCTGTATGTCTTCGATATCTGCGGCTAGTACCCCGGAAATATCAAAGCGTATGTATACGTCAGTTAGTATTAGCTTTTTTATCACAAATTATCCTTGTGTGCTAGTATATTTTGCGGCAATCGCTGGCTGAAAATACTCCGCCGAAATTACAGTTACTGAATATGCCGCTAGAACTGAAAATGCTGGAAAGGCTGCTGCTGCTGCGGCTACCGTACCCAATGCGGCTAAGGTATCTGGTGCGGATTCGCTCGCAGATAGTGCCCCGGAAACTTTTACCGCTCCGGATAATGCCGCTGTATCCTTACCTGTTTCTGTAGCAGCAAGACTGCCGCGCACAATAACAGCACCAGCGGCAGCAAATGAATCTGATCCCGTTTCTGATGCTGACAATGCCCCACCCACCAAAACCATGCCGGATGATGAAAACGTGTCCGACCCCGTTTCGGTTGCAGACAATGCGCCTGTTACAATCACTTTCCCGCTAGATGCCAGCACATCGGAGCCAGACTCTGTGGCAGCAAATGCCCCTGTTATTAGCGGCCGAATAGCAAGCGTGTTGTAAACTTTAGAAGCGCCTGTGCCGGATGTGGTGAAAACATCTGGGTCTTCTGTTGCCGTGTTGTTGTTACGTCGCGCGCTTATCGTTTGCGCAAACGTGGTTCCTGACCCGCTTGTCGTTTGCGTCAGGTTTGTATAATTCGTAGGCCCGGAGGATATCGTCTGCGTCGTTGATGTATGGCAAGTTGCAAGCCACAACGTATCCAAAGCGCCCCAACCGGGTGAAAGCGATGGGGGATCAGCGGTGGTTCCCGTTGTAGTAGAACCGGCAGTGCCAGCAGCTATACCAGCTATTAACCCATGCCAGCCCGAAATCCTGTAGCATTGGGCTGACGCTGATTCTGTTGCACTTGTGACAAAATCAACGGTTCCACCACCCTCGCTTCCAGACGCTACTTTTGCATACGCACCGCCGGTCAAGGCCGTGCCATTAGCAAGTGTATAAAGTTGCGTCCACCCTCCCGGTGTTGTTACCGTTGCCGCCCCGTCATTTGTGAAAATAACAATTAATGCGTCGCCTGCATTTACCGACGCAGGCATAGAAACTGCGTGCGCGGTCGTGTCTGACGCGAACGTTGTTTCTGTTATTGACTCAATGACAGGGAACGCCATACTTTACGGTATTACGCGTGTGTAATAGTTGCGGAATCGATGCGCACAGTTTGGCCCGCTGTAATATTGACCGAATCCACATTGATATCGGATCCAGATAGGCCAACCGTCAAACCTGTAATAATATCAGTCCCGCCACTGGCAGTTCTGATTCGTGCTGCCGCGGCTGTCCCGGTGTTGTCGGCACTTGTATCAGACCGAGGGAATCCTGAAAGCGTCAAGACAGCGCCGGAAGCAGCGGCTGCAATTGGATTCCCAAGCGCTATAGTGGCGAGCACGGTGCCCATTGCTGACGTACCTATTTCCAGCACAGCAGTTGTGCCAGCCGCCGTCGTTACTGCGTCGAGTCGTGCATTTTTTACTGCCGTTGTGTACGTTACGGTCATTTTATCACCTGTAATTTGTTAATCTGTAATTCGCAAAGATTTGCCAGCGTTATTGCCGCGCGCGCAATATCATTATCTGCTTCATTATTTCGTCTTTCTCTCTCTTGGTTATCGTTACCTGCTCCGGGCACGGAGTCTTTACCGCAACTTGCTGCGGGGCGATTGTTTCGCAGCCGCTTAGTAAGATTATCGATATCGTCATTAAGATCGTTAGTCCGTGTTGCATAAATTGTGATCGCATCTTGTAACCTCGCTGTCTGTTCTTTGTTTGACTGCTCAACTTTGGCCTTTTCAGTGGCCATCAGTTCCGCGCTTTGTCTTGCTGTGTCGGCGTCGCGCAAAGCCACTTCCTTTGCCGCCTTCTCATACCCAATCTGTTGTTGATGGTACGCCCAGCCGAAGTATGCACCTAGGACAAGGATGGCCATTAATACATAAGCCGCTAGTTTTATTTGTAATGGGGGGATCATTTAATCCTCGCAAGAATCTTCTTTTCTTCGTTTGTGCAACATGCACGACCTAATGTCACCCTGGATTGTATCAAGTTTGTTCAAAACAGTCTCGGTGTGTGCGTTTTATCACAACTGCTGCTGATATATTCTTTCTGGCATATTTGCCGCAAACTCTGCCGCACTAAGTAGCGGATCGCCGCCATTTACTCTGTATTCGGAGGACATATCTTCGTAGCAATCAGGATGGCGAAAAGTTGCAAAATAATGAGTGCGACGCGTTCCGTCGTTATTGATCAGCGACCATCGCCCGCCGCCAATTGCGGGGGTATACGGCGCACCATACAGCGCCCCCGTGCCTCCCTCAAGATCGTCATCGTATCCAACATCAGCACCGGCATTGGCCAGAAACTCTGGTGTGCCGTTTAACGAATTCCCGTCGGCAGATATTAGCTGCGTTTCAAATGTACACATAATACCAGCCACATCTTCCGGGTCAGTTAGTACCACCCTGGCCATTGTAGGCCCGTGGATTAGCCGATACTTGCCGGTTGCGGCCGAGTCTGTCGACCAGTCCGTCGGGGTGGGGCAAAATGCGAACGCCGGAATGTTGACCCCGCCACGAAATATCCGTCTGGCCGCCCCATCAGACGGGCTAAAAGCGCCGACCGGAAACATGGTCACCGATTTTAGATTGTTTGTGCCGACGTCAGCGCGAGTCCATATTCCCGTGGCTGCTGATTTAATATAGCATTGAGCGTTCATAACCCTTAGTGCGGCGTTGGTGCAAGTATTATTGCTTGACGGTGTGAAGCCTACCCACGGCACCACGCGATTAGCCCATCTCGCTTGCAGCAATTCTTTTGCCTGAGTTTTTGGTCCGTCGGGGGCGTCGCTTGTATCCCATCCGCTGAGGAATGAATCATTTAGGTTATCTCCGTATAGCCGCTTACCCATGCCGAAAAATCCTTTCAGTGGCCAGCTAGGGCCTGTTGGTGGCGGAGTGGCTGGCGCGCCCATGATAGCTTTGCCGCCCTCGTTTAACCCCATGAAGGGATAGATAGTGTCATAATCGAACGGTGTTCCGAGTAACGCGTCTGGTTTTAATCGTTGGATAGTCATTTTATATTGGCATCGCTATAAAAGTATAATCGAGTAGCGCGAAAGTGTCGCCAGAAGTCCCTTTGATGTTAAGATTAACATAGACTGCATCCACTGTTGACATATACAAACCTTTATCCATCACGGCAGAAGTGCCACCCGTGCTGTTCGTTGGTAGCCAGCTTTTAGTAGTTATGCCGCAGGTTGTGTCTCCAGTGGAGCTGGAAGAAACGCTCACCCCTGCGGACGTTATTACAAATTCAACGTCAAGCTGGAAATGCCTACCAGAGGCGTTTGTTATTGGGGCTGGGGTGTAAAACAATTGATCGTTATTAGTCACTGATCCGCCGGGAGCTTGCCTACCAATTCTGGCCAATACGTCCCATGTGGCCGTTGCCCCAGTCTTGATAAATGTAGCTTTCAGCCGACCCCGGAATCCTTCATACAGCATATATGCCGGTATCATTATGGGATTCAAACTGCCCCACATGCTTGTTTCAGCGCTTGCTGCCGCAGGGGTTACGCCTGAAACCAATGGGGTGGCGACAGTGCCGCTTTTAGAATATAAAATCTGACCGGCATCGGCAAAGCGCCAGACCTTGTTGTCAGATTGCCGTTTAATGCCAAGCGGGGTTGCCCCGCTGCCAGTCAGGCATGACGGGTCCGTTAGAATCTCGGTGTATTTTGGCACGTCAGCAGGATTAGGTTCGTACCCATACGTGTAAACTGGTGTGCTGAAGTCAATTGTGTTTCCAGCAGCATCTACAATCCCGTCTATCCCCCCATCCGACCCCGCAAGATAGGTAGGAAGACTCAGGAACCGCCGAAGTAGTCTTGATTCCCGCAGAGCGTTAGTTGCGAACCATCCCATTACGATACCTCCGTAAAGTCAAGCGCAAGCACGGCGGCTTCTGTGCCCTTGAAAATAAATTCGTTTGTGTTTATACCCGAAGTGTTCTTCGCCCAGTCAACATGGCCGGTTGCGTCTTCGGTACGAAATACGGCCCACTCTGCATCAGTTTCCCGTGTTGCAGGGGTTTTAGCTATCGCTGTGTATGTGAAGCCACCTGCGAAATAATTCCGGCTTTTCGATATCGCTATATTTGCTACCACGTCACGACCAAGCATTTGAACCTCCCATATTCGCTGACATTCTATCCCGCTAAGCCTTAAATATCAAACATCTTTTCAACCACAACCCGCGTCAAATTACTTTCCACATCAAATGTCGTGGGTGTGACATGCAACACAAAGAAATCACCGACCTCAAGTCGAATCATCTGGCAAGCATTGCCGTTTCTATCGTTAAGCCCGATGCGTGTGGTGAACCGTGTTTCAAGCGTGCTCAAATCGGTTATCGATTCTATGGCTGTGGTTAGTTCGGTAGAATTTACCGTGATTCCTGCATACGCTGGTGATGTTCCCCCCGATCCGCCGCCCACTTCCTCGTATAGCACCTTAAACCATCCGGCCTCGGTACACTCGAACCGTCCGCCATTGTTCGCGCTGTCTGTATAAGTGATCCCTGGGCACTCCTCCTTGACAACATTGAGCAGCCTCCTGACCGCCGTATTGACCGCCCCTGTGCCGTTTCCTGTATTCAGCTCATGCCTTCCAGTTGCCGCCAGTGGATTAAGCTTGCCATGAAAGTCTCGTAGGTCAGCTATTCGGACATTGGATATTCCGGTATCCCCAGTCTGAATATACACCCGCGCAAGGGGGAATGCCCCTTTGGGCAAAGTCGGATCAAACGTGGAAGGATAGGGTGCTGTATCTAGGCCGTTCGCAACAAAGTCTGTCTTGACTGCCGCCGCCGAAGTCCCTGTCAAGATTGCCACGGCTGGGCCAGCTTGCCCAATGTAGGCGTAGACAATATCGTATCGCCCATAGTTGGCGGTTCCCGGCGCAGCGTCAAGCAGTAAAGAATCATTCGATTGGTCAATTGTGTTGATATTGTTCGACAGAAAGGCTTCCCCGTAAATCCACGCGATGTTCGGATATTCTTCCGTGCGCAGCGGATTACTTTCAATGTCCGGGTTCAAGTGGGCACCATCGCCCGATGCCTGTCCATCAAGTGCGAGATACAGGTCTGATGCTGAAGTACCTTGTGTTATCTTGCAGCCGTAAACACAGTAGTCACCCACCATCACAAAGAGCTTACCGGGATCACGAACCCCATTAACTAGCGCCCTCAGCGACGCTATTTGTTGGCTCATCGCTTGAAGTTGCTGTGGTATTGTCGACATTATTGTTTCCCTCTTCTACGTGCATGGATATTTCAGGTACTGCCGCCATCAGCGAAGCAAGCATTCCGTTTCCAAGTTCTGGTGTGATCTTGTTGCCTATGTTCTGGTTAAGTATCACAATAAACTGCTGCTGAATTTTAGCACGATCAAACATATTTTCTCCTTTAAGTTATCCAGCACATTATGCGCAAAGTTGTTGTGCCGTCTGAAACTACCCACCAAGAATTTGAGCTATTAGCCCCGGGTTTATTTGTCAAAACAACCGTAGCCGTTGCGCTGCCTGTTGTCACAGAACCCGTGGTGAAGCCGTTCCATTTTTGTGCGTTGAGGTTTGTGACTAAAGTATCGTTGTTGATAGTCATTTTACCAGTTACTTGCAGTGCAGTACCTGTTGAAAGATTACGCGCCCAAACACCAACCGAAGCAGCGGTTTGGCCTTCACCATACACGGCGGTCTGACTTGTTCCGTTACTGATACCGTAAATTCCGATGCCCGAGGTTCCGGCAGCACCCACAACCCCGTGCGTTGCGCCGCCGGTCATGTTGGCAAATACCGCAGCGACCAACCCTGAAACAGTAGCACTACCCCTGAATTGCCCTTGTCCCGTTATGTTGATATTACTCCCGCCGGTAATATCTCCCTTAAACGTTGCCGCACCCGTCGCAGCCTCCAACGTAAAGGTTGCCGTCCCAGCATTGGCCCCGATAATCCCCCACTCAGTAACCGCAATTCCGGTTCCACCCGTCAGCGCACCAGTCGTTGAGTTCCAGGTGATTGTCCCCGTCTTGATCGCCCCTGCATCCGTGGGCACTAACACCCCTTTCAGAACAGAAGTACCAGAAACTAAAAGCGCATCGCTGATCGATTTACCGCTCGAGGCATTGCTGCTAATTGTCGAAAGCGCGACACCGCCCACAGTTACCGAACCGGTTATGACACTTCCCGCGCTGATCGTTCCAGCAAATGCCGCATTGCCAGAAGAATCCAGCGTAATGCTTGTTACCCATGCGCCATCACTCGCGCGATTGTAGCCAATCCCAATTCCTGTGGCGGATATGCCCAGCGCAGGCTTAACTGATCCAGGCGCGGCTGTTCCCAGAAAGACAGCATCTTTGTGGCGTAGTGCCACAAAAGCATTGCTCACGTTAACGTCGAGCCGGAAATTGCTCCCAATCCCGCCTAGGATATTTGTCACACCTGCACTTAGCGCGGATTGTACGTTTGCCCCTGCCGCTAGACTATCTAGCGACATTCCAGAAGAGTTGTTGAGTTTTACACTTCCTGCAATAATGCTACCTGCCTGTAGCGTCCCAGTAACCACAGCATCCACGCAAGTCATCACCCCCGCAGAACTTACCGAAAACTTGGGCGAACTCGTACCACCCAGGACAATTGTCCCAGTATCTAGGTTAAATTGCGAACCGGTACTGGTTGACCAATTGAACGACTCAATCACCCCGGTCTGTACCTTCCCGCCCGTGATTCTAGTCATGCTGCTTGGATCAATACCGCCCGTAGGATTGCCAGATATGTCCCGAATCCAGTCAACAATATTAAGCTGTCCAACAACGCTGACCTGATCGCCCATCAGAACGATATCCCGATCTGTCAGTAGGATCTTCGCTAGGGCATTGCTATCAACCTTATGCTCGATCTTCTTAGTGGCTTGGTCTATTCTGTTGGTAAGCTCGTTGATTAGCGCGTAAACATCAACACCTTCATCTGGCGCAGTAGGCAGAGAATTATCGTTGTTGCGCAGTGGTGATGGCTGAAGATATAACCCTGTGTTCATAATCGCGTCCAATCGGTTATTGGTACAATTGGTGATCTTATCACGCGCATACCCTCAAGCACATAGGTTGCCATCGTCACGGCTATCCAGCTACCAGGTGGAACCTGAATTTGGGCATCTGATGAACCCTCAAAAACATTGTTCTCCACCTCAACGAAATTGCTTGCCGGTACAAGAATTGTTTCAGTTCCCGCGCCAGGCGCAGGATAGTACCGCACCTTGTCTGCTGTCTTTTGCGTTGTGCCTTCTTGGGCACGGTCAACAGCTATTCGATATTCCCCGGATGTATAACTGATCGCTGTCCATTTGGCCACTTCCATCGATCCGTCCGCAGCCACTACCTGCATCAACTTGAAATCTTCCGAACGCTCATCTGCCCAAGCAAGCTCTACCCATGTGAGCGTGTCCCCAGGCCCCGGTACTGTTGGGAAGGCTTCGGCGAACTGAAAGGCGGTCGAGGTGGATCCAGTGGCCTTTCGGTACACCACCCCATCCAACGATCCCCAGAAGAATCCTGAAAGGTCAATGCTGGGCAAAGGGTTTGCTGTAGTTGCCACCACAACATTGTCGCTTGCAGACCCGGCCAAGATAGTGAATGACCCGCTATTAAGCACATTTGCCTCGTCAACCGTGACATACGTACTATGATCTGTTACGTCCAACTCTCTGGGCACTTGCTGAATGGATACCATCAGCGCAATGGCCGAAGGTATGGCTACTGATATATCCAGATTGATGCGCAGCTTCACCCGAGTGACTAGCCCTTGCGCGTCCATTTCATAAAAACCTTTTATTGCAGACGGTGCTGGAAGTCCAAGCTCTGAAACAGAGGTAACGTTAACCTCTTGGACGGCTGTCCAAAGTGATTCAGTTAAGCCGAAGTATCCCGGCAATCCCTGCAAAACCCCTTTCTGTTTTGCCTGAAGCTCGTAAATCCCCTCGACCGGCACATCGATCACGATCACGGAAGTAGTAACTGGAAAATAAATCCAAGGCTCTAAGCTGTCCTTCACCCGGTAGCGAATAACAACCTCTCGATTACTTACCGCCACATGCTCATCCGGTATGCTGCCTACAACAATAATTCTCTGGCGCAGCCTCCCGCTAGTAACATCATCCCCATACAACTCTGCGCGAACGCTCTCGATTACTGGCGTTGCCAGAGATAGCGGGAAAAGTCTTCCGGTAATGTTTGAATCAAATGGCGGGATAATGCCCGTATCCGCGTCGTAAATCGCTGGCGCATGATCAACAAAGGTAACCTCTGCAACTAGGTCATGCTGGCGGCGAATACCCAAGCAGATCAATTCCACTGCGGTGGTATCCGCCACGTTAAACATACACAGATTATCAACTTGCGGCCCGTCCACTGTCGGCACGGTTCCCGTAAATGTCAGCGTATCCGTCTCATTCTCTGTGTTAACAACGCTCATCACAAGTGATGATCCGTCATTCAATCTAAAACGAATAGCGTATGTTTCACCAACCTCCATTAATACCAAGTCATCAAGCACAACTCCTGTTGTATTTGAGCCTGAAGTCTGGATGGATTTCACTCTGCCCCAATGATCCCCCCATCGCGGCACGTCGTGCGAAACCATAAGCAGATCGTTACGGCGGAAGGTCAAATGCTCAAAGTCCATAAAAACGGTGTACGTTTCAGGTCTCAGCCTTGCCTGGGCTATCTGATACCGGCCAAACTTCCACGCAAGGTCAGAACTCGTTATTCCTTTGAACTCCAGCCGCTCGATTACCGTGGCATTGCTTGAATCATACCCGTCATCATAGGCGTAAATCTCATCTTCCAGGTAGTCTTTATCTTCATTGTTGAATATGACCTTAAAGGCATGTGGTCGGTTAATTAGTGTCTTTTCAGAACGAAACCCCCAACTGTTGCGTGGCGTAACATGCCCTTTTACTGTTCTGGTGGCCTGATCAAAATCAACGCTCCACTTGCCATAAGGCAACGAAGGCGCGCCCCTACCAGCAAAGGCGATATCCGCTAACGTATCCCACACGCTTGATACCGTTTCACGCACCTGGTTGAAGGTATATCCCTCAGTCTCGCAAAGTTCGTACCATTCCCCAAGCGTTTCGTCATCGATCTGATCCAATGACCTAGGCTGCTTGTTTGCAGGATGAACCAACACGCCACGGAATAATGCTGCTGGATTATTCGAGACATCCGTTGCCGTTGTTTCCCATTCCCCATCAATGAAACGTGGCGCATACGAAGAGGCAAGGCAGTTTACAATGTCAATCTGATTCTGCACGCCCTCAGTTGCCTTGATTCTCAGCGCTATTTGCGCCATAGGTACGGGAAAGTTTAACGGTGGATCATTTGACGTGCCACGGAAAACTGTCCAATAAATAAGGTCTGACGTTTTTTCATCCGTGGTGTCTGCCGTGATTCTGGCTAAACCTACTTCATAGGATTTCGTTCTGTCAACTTTGCCGAAAAATGATCTGCGCACCAATGACGTTGTAGTGCCTGTAATGATGAATGGACTTTCAGGAAATTTAACACTACCGGAAGTTATCTGTATGTCACCCCCAACCTCAGATACCACCATTCCCGTTTTTCCGGTTCCAGAAAAATTCGTCAGTCCAGACACAAGCCCAAAGTTCACATTCCACTTTGCAATTGCGATTGTTCCAGGCTTCGGTAGGCTAGATTGAGATAGCTCAATGTCTCCACTCATCGCCGCCGACACGAACCAATCGCCATTGGCCATTGTGCTTATCGCGCGGGAGGCTGCGGGAAACGAAATAGCGTCACTAAGGTACGTCCAATCAACGTCACCCACTACTCGATATCGAATACCATATTGAACAGTCACCGGCCTGCGCTTACCTAACTTGTTGTAGCGAACTAAACCTTGCGGGAAGGATACTTCCACACTGAGTTCATCATAACCGGCAGGCATGATTCTATCCACCCAGCCTGTTGCCGATTCCAGTTTTACATCAACACGTGTCTGGTTGACTGTTCCAGGTATCAACGTTATCGGATCATCTGTTGCCCAGCCTTCTCGCACTTCGTAGGATGAGCCGCCATCTTCTGTAAATCCTGGGTAACTGGTTAGTAGCGTTTCCCCTATCTTAATATCTTCAATCTTGCATGGCCCAACCCAGGCAAGCAGTATGCGGATATATTCATCTTCTCCCACAAGTTCTGTGTAGGGCTTTGCGCCCAAAGGAGGGAAGAATCGATGCGTCCCAAGCACAACGGGAACAGGCTGGTAAGGTGAAAGCTGGTTTCTCGCCCCGGATATCGAGTAAGCCTGACCGTCGCTAGTTTGTCCCTTGAGTTTTGGTGGGCGAATAGGGGCGATGGCATTCACTAGCATCATGCCGCCGGTCGTTACTACCGCAGCTGCTACTGCCGCGCCGAACGCCCCGCCAATGAACCCGCCAGCTAACCAGTATTGCTGCGTCACTGCCGCTATAACAACAACCGCTATTGTTAGCAATATTCGCAAAGGACTTTTGCCTCCGCCTCTGGTTGGCATGTAGACATTGACTAATGACTTTTCATCTGGAATCCGATCCCACTCAGCTTTCGGTATGTATTCCCCGTCAACCTCTATTACCATCTCGTTCTGTCTGCAAATATTTGGCAAACCAACATCGGCATAAATGGCAGTAGAAATATCGTTTAGCGATGCCCCGTGTGGCACCTCTACCGGCTTTGTTTTAATAAAGTGCGTTGGCGATAATCTTACATCAGGCATGGGTGTCTATATATCCATTCGATGCGGTTTGCCCAAAGTGGGCTGCGGATACTCTCGATAACGGAATCGATTCCCTCCTCGACATGCAGCATTCTTTTTCCATCGATCATGATGCCCACATGAAAGGCGTGACGGCCTGTTCTCACTTGCACCATGTCGAATGTCTGCGGCTTGTCCCCACGCAGCCAATTATCCCGGTCTTTGTTCATGATCCTGGCTATTTCAATCATTTTCTCCGGCGTTTGCTCTACGAAAACACCCGTGAAAGGATTAAGATCAATATTGTGCAGTTCTTTATAAACAAGGCACACAAGCCCGTAGCAATCAACGCCTTCTCTTGTTCGTCCATCTGCTTTAAAGGGTAACCCAACATAATTATTCGCCCACGCTGACAATTTTCTTCCAATCATAAAAATACGCCCTTCGCTGTACCCGGAGTAAACATTAAACCAGGGAACGGCTCACGAACTAGGTTATCCAGTGTTAGCGTTCCCGAAATAGTGGCTGCATTATACTGGATATTCACTAGCACGTATTCGGGCCATACCAGGTCAACAGTATCCTTCGCGTTGTCCATTACCATTTCGACTTTGAATGGTATCGGAGTGTGAATGTCCCTGATCGTCTGCGTGAGCGCACGATCCACATTGTCCAGCTCTATCTGCATCGTTCCCGGCCCAGAGTCGCTATCGTCCGGCAATTTAAAGCGCATCGGCATGAAAATGAAGCTTATGCCGCGCGAAATCGTGCCATACAGAACAACCTCATCTAGTTCTACCACACGTTCCGTCGGATCAGTGCTGATGTAGATCGGCTCGGGCATGTCAGGATGGTCGATAGTGATCAGCAGAATCGGTACTCTTCCTGTCTCAGAAGCGTACGCTGATTCCCGAAAATTTGCGGATATCGTCATGGCAACACCTCGAACTCAAGCTGCACCACATAAAAACCGTTGCTCATTGTCCAACTAGGTGGCGCAGTAAAGCGAAATTCCTTGGCCGTTAGTGATACCGGGTCTTTGTGCGAAAATCGCAACGAACCTCCGAGCAAGGTAGTTTCGTAGAATGTGCGCAGCGTCCCAAGCTGTGCTTCCGTCAGCTTCATTGTCCCTTTTACCGGGTACGTTTGCGCCGTGGATCGCCGTCTTATCTTCGCTGGTCCCACTTCCATTTCTGTTTTTAGCGTGGTATCTGGGCTTGATTGACTGTAGCCGGATTGCAGCAACTCGTCAGGAAGCCCACTAGCCCATACGGGAACGGTCATCGCATCACCAGATTGTCAGTCATACCAAAGTTTTGGCGCAAGCTCTTGTTCGTTGCGCTTCCCTGTTCTCGCGTTTTCTTGGCCACAAGTTGATCAACCATCACGTCAATTTCCAGTCCATTCGATGTTTGTCTTTGCGAGGTTTCCCCGCCTTTTCCTGGTGCTTCCACCAAATTCACAATCACGTTACCCACACCACCGCCACCGGTACGCCCTACCTGCGTCGGTGTGACTTGCCCGGATTGGTTGCCGGTCAGCAAGAATTGCTTGCCACCTGACGCGAACAGCTCGGGTGTACCCCGCTCATTAACTTGGTACAGGGAATTCGGTGCTGTCGGCCCACCACTGGCACGAAACCCTTTAAACAAATTCGAGAATACGCTCGAGGCTGCCGTCGTGGTAGCCGACGCGCCGCCTCCACCAAAGTTCAACCCTGGTAAGGATTGCAGCAATGGAGTAATCAACTGCATTTGGACGTACATCCGCAGAATATCCTTAAGCACCGATTCCGCAAAGTCCGAAAACGAACCCTTCCCGCTCACAGCAAAATTCACCAGCGCATCCGTGGCCGAACGCCCCCAACCTTGAACCGCAAACTTCAGTTGTTCAAAGTCTTGGTTCCCGCCTTGGACGGTCTTGCGCATATCGTCACCTGCTTTTTCCAGTGCTTTAAAGTAGGTATCTGGTCCCAGCTTTCCTGTACTCAGCAATCGGTTAAGTTCGTTTTGCTTTGCAATAAATACATCTTCAGCGCTCGCAACGTCCAAGGTTATCTGTTTTACCTTTTCCATGTCCCGCGCGTACTGCGCATTAAGGTCTTTTTGGGCAGTCAACGCGGCTTCGCTTTCCTTCATTTTCTGAATGTACGGCGCAGCAGCGTCCGCAACGCCCAGATAACCTGCCTTCAATTCGATAAGCGCAATGCCGGTCACTCCCGCTTGCATTGACTCTTCTTTTAGTGCCTTCAGGAATCGTTCTGATTCACTAATGGCCGCTTGTTTTTCTTTGGTTGCCGTCGCTATCTTCGGAGGATCATTCGGTATAAGCTTTTGCTCTTCTACCAATGCAATGGGTTTTGCCGCCTCTTCTTTGATCCGCAGCAAATCTTGCAAATCCGCCTTAGCCTGATCAATCCTGGATTCCGCTTCGTCTAAATCTTTCTTACTATAGATGAAGTTGTCCGCAAAAGGCACGACGGCATTCCGCCCACGCATCTTTTCAAGGCTTTCGGTCAGATCGTTAATCTTCTTCTGCTGTTGCTCAATGTCGGTCAGGTTCTGCGTCTTGAACAGGCGCGCCAATGCATTCGCCGCACCTTCCGCAGCCGGAGTCAGAATACTTGCCAGCGTGGCCCCCACTTCCTTGGAGATGACATTCATCGCGGCAAAGAACCGATTAACCTTGAAGTCAGCCGTTGCTGCCATTTGGTCAAAAGCTTTGTCCGTTATCCCGGCCTTATCTGCCATCTGGCCCATAATTTGGTTGAATTCTTTCCCGCCGTTGTTCACCAAGTTCAGTGCAGGAAGGATAGCTTCAACACCTCCGAATAGAAGCCCAAGGGAGGTTACACTTCCACCTGTTTTCTGCTTTAATTCTTCCAGGAAGGCAAGCATACCTTTGGATTTTATCGCGGCTGCGTTGAAATTGAGACCGAGGCGTTCTGCTTCGTCTGCGGCCTCGGATGATGGCTTAACCACGGCAGCAAGAACAGCTCGAACACTGGTAATCGATTCACGGGCAGATACCCCGGTCAACGTCAGTGCGGCAATGGCGGAAGTAACCTCTTCTAGTCCTACGTCAAGCGCATCGGCCAAAGGTATAATTCTACCCAATCCCTCAGATAGTTCCTCAATGGAGATTTTACCGGCAAGCGAAGCGGTAAAGAGCGTATCACTTACCTCGTTCACGTCCTTTACCTTATCGCCATATCCCTTGACGATTGAGGTTAGGCCAGAGATAGCCGTACCGAGATTACTGTTGCCCCCAATTGCCAACTTATTGGCTGCGGTAAGCAGTTCTGTAGCTTCTCTAGTGTCCGTGATACCGGTTGAAAGTACCTCGTAGAATGCTTTTGATTGATCTGTCAGCCCCGAACCGAACTGAAGCGCTAGGTTCTGACTTGCCGCGGCAAACTCGTTTACCCGCGCTGTGTTGTCCAACAACTGGGTGGAAATTTCCCCAAGGGTTTTATCAAAGGCGATAAAATCCCGCGAAGCTCCACCAAGTGTTTGAATTGCAGCATATGCCGCCGCAGCAATCCCGGCAACCTTTTTGAACTGACCCACGATGGCTTCGGTCGATCCCTGCAAACCGCTTTCCGCGTCTGCACCGGCCTTTTGCATCCGCTTCAGGGATTGTTCTGCGTCCTTGACCTCAAGGGCATCAACACGCAACGCTAAACTAGCAACATCGACTGTCATTTCGCCCTCGATCTAATGTAGAAGAGTGATTCTACCAGTAACTCCGTGTCCTCAACCTGAAAGTATTCCAGCAAAAATTGAAGAGCATCCCAATCCAACATCCCGCCCATCAGATACCACACGTCGAAGGCCAGGGCATTGTTCTCTGTTAATTCAACCTCCGCTGCTACGACCGCTCTTGCACGCGGGATTTTCTTGAAGGCTTCGTTGTCGTACCAGCGTGTGAGTTTTTTATTTCGGCCTCTTTTACCACTTGCCGATCAAATGCTGACTTCGTGATGGCTTTGGAAATATTCAGCCACCAGTCCATTCTGTCCATCACCAATTCGTTATACAACGACTGATCGAACGGCACCAAGACATCAGGATCACCGTCAGGAATAATGTCCCGTTCGGTTACACCCTCCCAGCCGGTTATCGCAATCGAAGCCATAACAGCATCCGGCGAAATGGTCTTATCCCCGCTGTATTCATTGATAATGCGGATCAATCTGGAATAAAGTGGGCACTGTCCTGTAAAGGTTATGTGCCCAACCTGTACCTCAATTTTCCTGTCGGCTCTGAGCCGTTCTAGTAGTTCTGCTGGCTTCATGATTACGACGCGAAGTATTGTTCTGGTGCTTTCAGCTTGACGCTGATCGTTCCTTTACCAAAGGCACCGGCAGCACCACTAAGACCACGGCCACCGGCCCATGTAGCGTTGAAGATCATCACCGTATCATCATTGAACGTTGCACGTCCCACGCGCTCGGTTTTTGTATTAGAAGCTTTCCGCAGTTCCACAATTGCAGGGTCGAACGGCTTGGCAAAACTCTCAAAGTTGATTGTAGGCGCGGAATCCAAGCCAAAGGCTTCAATCCTATTAGGGGCGTGAATCGTAGTCAGATCCTCAACGGTCGGCTGAGGCTCTGGGTAGTCAAAGTTCGATAGCGTATCAAACGCAAGAAATGAGGATTGCTCAACTGATGTCCCACCAGAAACATAGGTGGAAAAATCTGTTGAATCCAGCCCTTCACATGTGAACTCATCTGTGGTTGCCCCAGCCTTGACACGAACCACACGCCCGTTGATTTGGCTCATTCCTACAACGTTGTCAATGACCGTAAGTTCCCCGGCAGTCAGACCATGCCCAACACAAGAAACTACCGCCTCACTTGCCTTAGTGATACCGGTAATCACTTTGGACGTACCAAACGCACTGTTAATTTCAACCTTAACCCCAACGAATTGAATAGGATTTGACATCATGCCTCCTGTATTATCTGAGAAAAGTACACAAACACGGATTGTACCAGCCTATCCTCTTCCGGGCGCGGGTCTTTTATTGCTGGCGTTCTGTTAATCATAACCCCGGATACAACGGAACCAGATTTGAACGTGCTTTGAATCAATTCGGCTCTTGTTGTTATCGTTCCGCTACCGGCAAGCAAAGGGTAAAACAACCGAACCTGCATGTATCCTTTTTGTTCATACGTCCTGTGGATCATTATATTATCCGGGTCGGTGAACTCAAATAGCACTTGTTGGTAAGGTGTGCCTTCCACCGGCTCGTAATTATCCCCGACATACGACGTTGCCAATGCCGGACTGATTGCCGCAAGTGCTGTTTCGAGTGCTGCACGTATCGCTTTATTGGACATTGTTCGCCGCCTCTCTCACCACCTGCTCAAACTCCAATACGGTAACGTGAACCATGCCGTTCGGTGCCTGGCGTGACCAGCCTTCTTCTAGGGGCTTAATGTAGTCCACGTTATTCGCTATCCAGTGAATCCCTGCTGCTGGCGCACCTAGCACACCCGATGTTAAGCTTTTAATCGTTGCTGATCCTGACTTGTCTACAATCTCCAAAACATTCGTGGGCATTTGCCCAAAGCTATACTGCCAGTTCGCCCTCGACCGGCCACCAACGTATCCTTTTGGTGGATATTTCGTCTTCCAGTATTTCGTGTCGCCTACCGGATTGCGCATGATGATTCTTGTCCCCAGGTCGATAACCACAGCTCGAACGACCTTATCCACCTTGCCCGTGGCCTTATCTACAAATCGGGAAAGATCAGCAGTAAAACTCATTTCCGAACCTGCAACCTATAAATAATCGGGTTTCCGTCAGGAAATACAATCTCAACATTCTTTATTGTTCCCGTAAAACCAATAAAAGTTATCTGTCCGTTCACCTTGGGTTCTGTTATCCCCGAACCGGCAACAGTGACTTTCACATCCCCGCGTCTTATATTCGTTCCATCAATCTCACTTGCTTTGTATGCTATTGGCAATCCTACACCGATCTGCACGGTTTCAGTGTTAGATACTCCACCAGTTGCCGGGTTATACGCCCCTGGTGTTACCGTGGTAATCGTGATCGGCTGGCCTTTCCTTCCAAGCAGATCAAGTGCCAGTGCGATTGCGGAATCGTACTCGCTCATATCCGTATCATTTGCGCGGTGCGTCCGGCACCGTTCGTCAAGAAGCGAGAGAGCATCGCATCGATCTCTGCGTATCGGATCTGAACCGAACTGAATTCGCTGTAGGTTACAGACACAGCGCCTTCAACCGATTCACTTATTACCTTGCGCTTCTCATCGGACATAAGGTCATCCCCGGTCGAAGCGCGAAGTGCCAGCAAGGCGCAAGCTTGTTTCACCTCATTTGGCACAATGCCGTTGTCGTAATACTGAAGGAATCTCAACCCAACAATTGGCACGTCTTCCCTTGGCCAATCCAGTGCCTGTGTTGCGAGACTACGGTAACCTGCCCACAAGGTCGTGTACTTCCCTGTCATGTAGTCAGTGCCTTTGCGCAGGTTTTGTTCCTTTTGTGGCGTAGTCAATGCTGCCCATGCCGCATTCCCGCGCGCGGCGTGGATCGTGTCCGCATCCGCTACGCTGCATAGGGATTCCGCGTTGGTCAAACCGGTTCCGTCTTCAACGATGAGAGACATTATTTATCTTGTGTTGGTTGTGCAGGTTCAGGCGCAGCTTTCTTTGCTGCCTTCGGTTCAGGCCGTATCGCGTCCGGCTCCCAAAGCACATGCTTTTCTGGATCAAAGTCTTGCTTATTAATCAAATGCCATCCTCTCGGCCCATCTCGAACTACTTTAACTGTTTCAGCCATGCTCTTCTCCAAAATAAAGGGCGACCAATAGCCGCCCTTCGTGTTTGCTTACGTTACCAATTAACCCCTCAGAATGGCTACGTGTTGTGGTTTCCACACGATTGCGTCGTACAGCAATCCAATATGGATCATTGTTTTGAAGAATCCTTTGTACACCGAAACGTCGAATGCCAATCCAGAGAATGTATCTTGAACAACCATGCGCTCCGCCGCAGCATCACCTCCGTTCGGCACAGCTATCGGTCGTGCTGCAAGTTCAACCGCAGATCGGTGGAAGCCTACGTTGTATGTGTAGCTATTGCCGATGGTCATTTCCACAGCATCGGCTACGGCCACACGTAAGCCCGGATCATTCAGAACGATATCGCCCGAAGCTGCCAGTAGTCCAGACTTGACAACATAGCTGTTTACTGTGTCACTTGCAAAAGTAACAATATCCCCAGCCAATATACCATTCGCACCGGTCGTACCTCCATCCAAGGTTAGCGTAGTCTGACCTACGGCCTCACCCGAACCGTTGTTAATGTCGTAAGCCGTACCTGTACCCTTTGTGTGGATACCAATACCTGCCGATTCCTTCATCATGAAGCCTTGCAAATCAAGTAAAGCCCCCCGGCGCAACAGTGAATCATTACCTGACTCATTGACTTTTTGTAGATTTGCTAAGTTCCGCAATTTCGTACCAGCGGTCGAACTAAGCACCAGCGACAGGTTGCCGTCATCTGCTGGGCAACCGTTGTCCACCAGGATTTGACGTAACTCGGCAATCAAGTCAAAGTTAGAGGCAAATGGTGTGGTGCCCGCCGTACCCACTGCGCGAGACGCACCTTTGTAGATGATTCCAGCAAGATAGGATTCAATTGTGTTCGTGATGGTACGCATGGCCTGAAGAATCTGATCACCGTAGATGGTTTCAAATCCGCTGCCATTGTTGACATGTTTGATGTCCTCACCTGTCCAAGGAATTTTAACGGCGGCATATTGGTTCAATTGCAGCGCTTTGTTGTCCACCGTTTGATCAGTTCCTTCCGGTATGGTCATCGAAGGTGCAAAAGAGGTTTCCACGGTGGGTGTTCTGGTAAAATGTGAACGTACCGTGTCCCCCTTCGCTACTTGCTGCGCGCCTGCGTTAACTGTCACGGAAGGAATCAAGCCAACCAGTTCCCGGCCCACAACATCCGCTGATTTATATAAGTCTGCTGCCAAGTCATCCAATACGTTAGCCATTTCGTTATCCTTTAGTCACTAACGACCTTACCACCATTCTTAACAAACGCTGCGCGATCCCGCTGGGATAGTGCCATAAAGGCAGAATGTTTAATGGTGTTCTTGTCGCCTTTGTTTTCGGTATTCCCACCTGATCCGCCGCCACTATTCCCGGCAAGGTACCAAGTAGGATTCTCTTTAATCGTTTCTTTGTTGCTTAACCATTCCTTAAGGGAATAGGGGGTTTTACCGTCTGCACCAAGAACCACTTCATTATCCTTGTACTGGCGCGCTATGCCGTCTTCGTCTAGCCGCCATCCGTCTTGCATTGCAATCAGGAAAGCGTATTTCGTAGCCGTAGCGTGCATCCCTACTTCCTTGTCCGAAGCGGCTTCCATTAGTTGCCCCTTCAGCACTTGCATTTCGTGTTTCTTTGCACGTTCCTCAGCTTTTTGGGCTTTGGCCTCTGCTTCGGTCTTGGCTGATTCCAAGGCTGATTTCTGCTTTTCGATGCGACGATTTACTACTTCGTCCATTTTTCCCGCAGCGATCAATTGCGCCTCTTCGTCGTTCTCGAACTTAGCGAGTAGTTGCTTAGTCTTTTCAGGATCAATACCTGCAAACTTCGCAAGCTCCCCTTCTTTTGCCTTAAGCTTTCCAAGCAGCTCTTTGTTTTTGGTGTCCAGGCCGGTTGTCGCAGCCGAAACAGCCGAAGCTACCGCAGCATCAATTTGAGCTTGAACTTCGGGTGTAATCGTACCTCCACCCCCGCCACCTTCCCCGCCTTCAGCGGCCATCACTACGTGCATTCTTTTATTAAACATTTGTTGTCGATCCCTTTAGGAGTGGCGTAACCACGTTGACGAAAATATTGTCGAAATAACTTGACTTCTATGCTATATGGCGTAAAATTAATAAAATCGACAAACTTTAAGCTCACCTTATACGCTAATTGTATTTCTGTTGCAACTCTTTAAGTGTAAGCTCCCGGCCTTGGCCGTCTAGTAATTGATTAAGACTGATTTTCCCTTCCCGGAACAAGTCCGCTCTTCCCTTGCCCAACATTTCATCTTGTTGCGTTTTTGACACACGCTGAAGGTATTCGTCAAAGGTTGTGTCCGCTGATATTGGCCCAAGGGATGAGGCGCGTTCCCCTGGCGGTAGCTTCGGCAAGTCTAATCCCAATTGCTTGAACGTTTTAGTGACCGGCAGCAGTACACATCGATCATTGAAGTGAATCGGCGGTAACTGGAATGGTACGCTGTGCCCAATGGGTGTATTACCTTTGTCGTTTTTCCATTCCCTGCCGGACAACGCCATGCACTGCTGGCAAACTTTTGAATCCATAGCGGAAAACCAAGAAAAAGCCTGAATCACATCGCTGTTTTGTTCGTACACCGCTTGCCTTGCGTTGTTCGCTACTGTTTGAACCGCAGTATGTACCAGCGCATTGGCGTTGTTTCTTGTTATGTCCAGCAATCCCGGCTGTGTTCGCGTGCCGATTATTCTTCGCACAATTTGCTGATTATTTTCCCCCAGCACCATGCCTTGCCTAATTGCGGAAGAAAACTTGAAGATTGTGTCAGATTCTTGCTTTGCCCACCAATCTGCAAGCGGCCCCCCGTTGATGAGCGTATTGGCCGTAATACCTGAGATTACCGCAGCTGTTGGCAATGCCGCGTTGTACCCGATAAATACTTCATTAATATTCGCCGCCGCCGTCTTGATTTGTAGTCTGGTGACCCCGTCCAAGGTTTTCGCCGCCACGTCTTGCATTTGGGCAAATGCATCAGACACCGGCTCCGAGATTGAGGTAAGCAACGCGGAGAGCTTGCGCTTATTGAATGTGGCTATCTCATCACCAGACAATCGGGCAAGCACCCCCTTCTCGATCTGCTTGACAATCTTCTCAATCTTCTTGCGCTCACTGGCTTCAAGTCTGCGCAGATCGACCTGGAAGCGGATGATCTTATCTAAGAGTTTTGGGTTAATTTCTGACATTATGCGGAGACGTGCTGTGCCGCAACCGGTATCTGGAAAGTATGAACCCGGCCCCCGGTTGCCGCGTCAAACTTCATAACACGTTGCACTGCCTCTTCGGCAGTTAGTCCCATGTCCATAAAGGCAATCGCAAAATCACGGCCACTCCCTAACGCAAATGGCGGACATCCCTGCCTGTAGGGTGACCGCCAGATTCTAAACTGTCCCCCACTTTCTTCTACCGAAGATTTGAACAGCTTCCCATTCGCCTCCACCACAATCGCACTAACCTCCATATCTTTCACTGTTGGGCTTCTTGCCACATATGCATTGCAAAAATCCTCACTAAATTCTGTTGCGCCTGCGACAAAGAAGTGAGTATCTGCGATAACAATATGCTTGTCATAGTCATCATCTACAATTAGATTACTCGCCGTCATTCGGCTGTCCCACGCAATAACCCCATCTTTGTATGCGATTGTTGTCATCCTTAATCCTTACCATCGTCAATCATTTCTTGTGTTTGAATAAACAGGTGACCTTGCAGCAGCGCAACTATCAGTCCTTTTGGCAAGTCATCATCCTTTGCCTTATCAATCGCTTCCGCTATTCCCCGATCCATCTTGGCCGCTGCTTTCTCCATTTCCGCTATCTGGTTGTCCTGAAACTGTACCCGTATCACTTCCCCCATTGCTGCTTCCCCCTGTCGGTAAAGTTCCCATTCCCGGCGTACCTTCTTCAATCATTCCCTTTTCGTCTTCCTCTTTCGTACCTGGCGGATACATCCCAGCACGATCCAGGTTATAAAACAGCGTTTTCCAGCTCATGCCGCCCTGGATATACATCGTCATCCAAGAAGTAAGCAAAGCGGAATCAACGTTTGGCGGCATGAATTCTTTGTTGAATTCGACCTTCGTTTCTTCCTCGTCTTCCTGCCCAAGCCACCAAGCCATCCAGCGCAAAGGATTGGTCATACCTTCCGACAGCGTTGTGGACATATCCACCAACACCGATTCGTCCCCTGCCTGTTTTCGCTTCCATGCCTCCCCGGATTCCACCCCAGCGTTTCTTGGTTCAAGCATCCGTGCACCCAGCACCCCCATTTGAAATTCTTTCTTCTCGATGTTTTTTAGCAGCGCATCAAAGCTGCTTTGAACTTCCACAAATTCGGCCTTGGTCTGTGGGTTTGGATATACGTTCGCCTTCGATCCGCCCAAGTACACGGTATTCGCACCGTTCTCTCCGCCAGCATCACCATAGATGAACAACGTAGGCAATCCCGACAAGAAGCAGCCGCGCTCATATGATGAACTCTGCTCGTAGTGGTGATAGTTCATTGTGATAAGGTCCATCAGCGGTGGTATTTCTGGCTTGCATTCCAAGGAATCTACACCAATCGGCTGGAACGGGATGAATGGAATGGGCTGTATGTTTCGTTTTGGGTATCTTGGCCAACCTTCCACCAGAGTTTCTTTTCCTGATGCAGTATTGGCTTGGTACAGGTACTGAACATACTGCTTTTCTTCCAGCTTCAATACTTTGTGCAGTTCCTCTGCTTCCTTCAATTCAACCTCGGGATACTTTGCCGGGTCTTCTCGCAACCGTACAAGGGATAACTGCCGCTTTCCGCCCGTGCTTGTGTACTCCCAGTCTAAGATATTCTCGGTTGCATACATACACAAGTACGGCCTTGCGCCCACATTCTGCGCGTCCGCTACCGTCGCACCTTCGGCCACCGGCGTATAGTCAACCAGCACACCAACTCGTCCAACGATCAAATCATCCAGCGCTACTTTTTGTGCAAAGGAAGTAAACGACGTTCCAGCGTTATCAATGTCCGTCAGCAGCGGTTCTATGCTGTACGGTACCTCAATGTCCGGCGGTCTGCGGAATATCATCCCTCGCAGGGCAATAATCGTTCTCCACGTTGCACCGAACCAGGGAGTCATTTTAAGACGCAAGTTGTATGCGTCATCGGCTTCCATGTTTAGCCGTGGTAGGTGCTCCTCTCGCGCAGCGTGAACCTCATATTCCCCATCAGCAGCGTCTCGCGCATCCTTCCACCGTTGTTGCATCTTTTCATATTGCGGATGTAAAAAACTCACAGGCCACCTCCCACGCTGACTTTTCTTAAAGATTGGATTATAGGCATTTCGTAGGCTACCGGGTAACCAAATGCGTCATTTTGGTGATCATGCCCGCTCTTTTTATCCGGCTCACCGTTGGTATCGTACGCTTGTTTTTCCAGACAACCAGCAGAAGTAGGACATTCTGCCGCATTCACAAACAATTTTCCTTTTGCAAAGGCAGTATTGACTGCGTTCACGCGATCCTTAACATAGGGATTCGTTGCGTGCGACCTGACCTCGAACCCGGCCAAGCGTAACTGATGCAAATCAGTTATCGAGGCATTACCAGAATCCCGGCTCCCGCCGCTGGCATCCGGGTACACAATCCGTCTAAATATTTTCGCCGGGTAACGCTCATTTAACACCCGGATCATGTCAGGCGTATCAAACAGTTCCTTCAGCTCCGCTACCTGGTGCCACGCTTCCCCGCGCTCAACGAATATACATGCCGCCATCTTCTGCACGTTAAAGTCCATGCCGATAATCAGCTTCTCGCCGGTAGGGCGTATCGTTTCTGTGCTGTTGTGCGTTGTTCGATTGTAGTATCGATAAACGGTGCCGGACTTCAGGTTAACAAACTGACCGTTAACATAGGCTAGGACAAGCTCAGGTGTGTATGCTTCCAGCAGCGAGGGAATATAATCATCAGGAAGGTTGGCGGCGTTGTCGTAAGTACTGGCCTGAATTAGGCCGTAGCTTTTGCCCAAGGATGGTGTCTTCAGTACATCCTCAACGAATAGTTTGTGTGTGGCTAGGAATCCTTCGGGGGTTGTGGTTACGTCGATTCCGTTCTTAAGCTCTGGCAGATTGTATCGCATCCGGGCAATGATCTTGCGCCACGATAAAATGGCGTTTTCCAGTTTCATTGTGTCAAACTCATCAATCATCGCATGTCCAATCTTGAACCCGATGATCGAGCTTGGCTTATCTAGTGACCGGCATATAGTCGTGGCTCGATATGCCCCGCCGCTGTAGTAGTGAACTTCATGGTCGGATGTTTTAATCTGCACAGAAAAGCCGAACAGGTGCGCAACCTCTTCAATCGTTGGGTAAAAAATATCCCGTATTTGTGGATAAGTTGGGGCAAAATATCCCGAATTAACTCTTGGGAACCGTGCATGATGGATGCATAGCGCCATGCCGCCCGCGAAAGTTTTCCCAGATCCGAACCCCGCGATGTATGCCCTAAACTTCTGGGGCATGGCCAGGAATTTAGCTTGCGGTACTATCGGTCGGACTGTCAGGCTTGCTTGCGTCATATGGCATAAGGGTGATGTTTATCGGTTGCGCAACTTTGTCTTCTTCCTCTTCGGGGAACTTGTCGCGTTGCCCAAGGTACTGCTTCCCTAGCCAGATTTGCATTGCTGGGTTTCCGGCTTCCGCGCTTTTCCATTGCATCCGGCGCAAAGATACCTTTCCTGTGGCCCTCTTCTGTTCGTATACTCCCTTGAATCCTTTGCCAAATTTCTTCTTGCACCAGGCCGTCAGTGTTTTGTCATCAACCCCCAACACGTCACATATTTCTGCTTGGGTACATTGCACCTTACATAGCGCATTGAATACGTTCTCATCAATAACCGATTCCGGCTTGTATTTCGACTTTTGTTTTTCACCTTTGGATATTGGCATATAACCTACCTATTTTATTACTGTTTCATCGGAAATACTTGCACCAACTATCGCGTCAAACTCTTCCCCGGTTCGTTCGAGTATCGCTTTCTTGCCTGTGAAGTCTTGCCAGCGTTTTATGGCCACATCAACATATTGCGGCGAAATCTCCATCGCGTAGCAGCGTCGGCGTGTCTGCTCACTAGCTATAAGTGTGGTGCCGCTTCCAGAGAACGGCTCATAGAGCAATTCATTTCGCTTGCTGCTGTTTTCTATCAACCGGACGACTAACGGAATGGGTTTCATTGTTGGGTGAATATCTGACTTTTGCGGCCTTGCGAACTCAAGGATCGATGTTTGAAAGTCCCCATAAAATTTGTGCCCTGCTCCGGGCTTCCATGCATATAACACAGGCTCATGCTTGTAGGCATAATCCGTGCGTCCAAGTACATGATTGTTTTTCAGCCATATCAGTTCATGGCGCGGCTCAATGCCTGCTCCTTCCATCATCATCATCATCATCATCATCATCTGATCGCCGCCTTGCGGCATGAAGCAATAAACCACAGCGCCAGGACTCATGGCGTTGGCCATCTCACGAAAGGCTGACTCCCACATGGCTTGTATGTCTTCCTTACTCAGGTGGTCGTTGGCAATGGCCGTCTGATTGTGGTTCCCCTTATCAATGTCATTGAGGAAGCTGTTTTTGTCTGCATAGCTCACACCATAGGGTGGATCAGTTACAACAAGCGCAGCCATTTCCCCTGCCATCAACCGTCCAACACTTTCTTTATCCGTCGAGTCCCCACACATCAAACGATGTTCGCCCAACAACCAAACATCCCCCAATTTTGTCACCGGGTTCTCAGGAACCTCTGGCACTTCGTCCGGATCGGTGTTTCCTTCTGTTCCTGTGCTCTTGTCAAGAAGCTCATCCAGCTCCTCGTCACTGAAACCCAGCAACCCAATATCGAAATCTGCCTCTGTTAGGGCTTCAAGCTCCAAGGACAAAAGCTCATTGTCCCATTCCGCCAGCTCGTTTAGTCGATTATCCGCGATCCTATACGCTTTCTTCTGTGCTTCTGTTAGCCCTTCCGCGATATGCACAGGGACAACACTCAACCCAATGCTCTGCGCAGCCTTCAGGCGTGTATGCCCAACAAGAACAACCAGCTCCTCATCGGTGACAATCGGCTGACGGAATCCGAACTCTTTGATTGATGCTGCCACGGCGGACACCGCTTGATCGTTATGCCGTGGATTGTTTGCATAGGGAATAATACGGCTAGTCTCTATCTCTTCAACTTTCATTGATATCTCGCCCATAAAAGTCAAAGTCTACCCCACATTGCGATTTTTCGCCAATCGCCCAACAAGGCGGGCGGGTTACTTAAGAAGTAGTGTCTGTGCTTACTAATTTGCCTTCATGTGCTTAAATATTATACTTTAAAATCAATAACATCTCAATCATATAACACCACTAGAAATTTTATGAGCACTCATGTTTGTAAAATTTTTCCCTTTAGAATCAAAGACATACCTATTTTAGTGGTACAGATATACTCAAATAATAAATAATAAATAAAATATATAGGAAAGAATAAGCACCCGTGTAATAATACAACATAACTACATGGATATTATTAACACTAAAACAGGAAATATCTACGAATAAGAAAAGTGCTCAAAAAAAATAAGCACAGCCCTCAGCCCTCTGATTTACTTACGTTTCCCATCATTTGGGCGGTAGTGGAAAATGAGTTTTCTGCTTATTTCACTAACAATTTACTTATTTTCGCTAGGCCATACTCAAAATCGTCTTGTATACGCGGCCTGTTGGAAAATAAACCACATTCAGACAAATTATTGTGATACACTAAACATATAAACCAATTAACCAGGAGATAAAATGACACCAGAACAAAAGCAATCAATCCTCGACCTACAACATAACCAATCTGTGCATATCCCTGGTTACTTCAACGTCATCTTGGGCGAGGTTAAAAGCCTAGAAGCAGAAACGTATAAACGTTATGATGTTATTACAGAAAATCAGGGTGTACGAATAACCAACAACACCAAACCGCCAAGAGACAACACACCATCCCTACGAAAACAGGTACTAACCGCCCTGGAAGAATTAACCGAAGCCAACCCCATAACAATTCCGCCCGGTATCCAGGCATCCCAATATGCCTATGCCAACGCCCGTGAACGTGGTCTGCGCTACAAAATAACTGCTGGGGGAATCGTAAGCCTTGCACCAAAACAGGAAGAAACAAGCAAAATTGACTTGCTCAAACTCCTACTCAATCTTGAAAAAGAAGAAACGATCACGGAACGAGTAACGCAAGCCTACCTACGAAAAGTAGAGGACGTAAGCGGTTATAGTTTTTTATTGAATGATGGTGATATTACTCGGTTGAAATAATACTTGACTTCTGCGCAAATCAAGATATAATGACCAAATCGCAACAAACAATAGAAAAGGAGAAAATAAAATGGCAACACCACTAGAATTACAGCCAATATCAAAACTTGGTATGGGTAAGTGGGTTATAGCTTACGATAAAGACTGGCATGGGTTTCCTTTAATGCGATTAGGTTATTTTTATGCCAGGGTTATGTTGAACGACCCCTGGGACGAGTGTGGCAGAAAAGAAGAAATAACTCTACCTGTTCGTGGTTTTATTGGGTATGTAGAAATACATAACCCAAGTTTTGAAGGATTTATGCCTTTGCCCAATCTTATATAAAATAGGAGAAACACAATGACCAAAGAAAACGAGTTTACCTTGCAAGAACTGGAACTAATCGCAACGCAGATGCCACTAGTTTCAAAGAATAGCGATATTGTGCAGAAAATAAACGCAAAGATCGAAAGCCTGAGATCAAAAACCATCCGCATTGGTTTGTTTGATGTTCCTGAGCCGTTGCGTGAGTCTCCTAGGTTATGCGCAATTTTATTTACACCCAACCTAGTGAATACGAGTGGGTACTTGTGTATTACCTGGGATTCGGATGGCACAGATGACAGAATGCTACAGCGTGGCTTACTGCACACAACAAAAGAAGCAGCAATTATTCACACCAAAGCACTACTATCACTCACAGAAACAAAGTAACTACCGCCTGGACACAAAAGAAAAGGAGAAACCATGAAATCATTCAACCAAGAACTCAAATCCGCCCTAGTTGCGGAAATACGAAAGCACCGGGAACATGATCAGGTTATTCAGGGGAATTACGGTACTTACGAAGATGGACGTTTTAGGGGCTGTGCTGTGGGATGCGCAATTCACTCGTATTTGGTTGCAGCAGGGGAGGATAGTATTGTTGTGGGAAACAGCGAATACCATGACAAGTATGAATCGCTGTTTGGTATCCCTAAGATTCTTGCCGAACTCCAAGACGTAATCCACGAAGGCCTATCCGACGAAAGCTTCCCAAACTGGCCGGAACGTTTCATGGAAGCGGTACCGGCAGAAACAGACTTGTCCAAAGTATGGCCAGGGTTTACGATATGGCTGATTGGTAATTTTTTAGCAGAAAAGCAACGTGTCGTAACGGAACAAAGCAGACAAGGCATAGACAATCTCCTGCGCACTGCGGCCAACGCATCTGGTATCGAAATCAAGGAACAATTCTATGAAAAGTGCGCAGAAAAACTAATCGAACTACTAAAGGCCGAAGGCAATGAACGAATATAAAACCCAACCCTTCAGCTACCAATTAGCCGACCTACTAGAAACCCGCGAAGCGTTTAACTATGCGCTATTCTATGAACAGGGACTAGGCAAGACGAAAATGTCGATCGATACCGCTTCTCACCTTTTTCGTCTTGGCTGGATTGACTTCGTGATGATCGTTGCACCAAACGACGTACACCGTAACTGGATAGAAGAGCAGTTACCTGTACACCTACCGGACGACGTTAACGCGCAATCCCTGGCCAAATACTACGAAACGAATCGGGCAGGCACGAAGTGGCACGAACAAATGCTAACCACCGCAAGCAATTACCCCGGTCTAACCTGGATCGCCATCAGCTACGACGGCATATGCACCGACAGGGGCAAAGCCTGGGCACGCGAAGTAATGAAAAAGCGCAATGTCCTTTTCATCATGGATGAATCGCACACAATCAAAACACCCAACTCGAGTGTGACAAAAACGGTACGGGACATGGCGAAACGAGCTAAATTCCGCCGCATCCTTACCGGTACGCCCACGGACAAGCCTTTCGATATCTATTCGCAGATCGCGGCGGTGGACTCTGAGTTTTGGAAGCGCCACCGCTTGGGCACATTCCAAGAATTTAATAACATGTTCGGGGTGTTCTTTCAACCTACCGACCCGTTGACTGGCCTTCCAACAAAATACAAGATACTGAAGGGGTATAAAAACCTTCAATATCTTAACCAAATCATCAAAAAAATATCAGTGCGCCGGACAAAGGAAGAAGAACTTGACCTTCCGCCCAAACTGTACAGCAGACGGGATTTGAATATGTCGGCGGAACAAACACGGGTGTATGCTGAGATGTGCAGGCATTACATTTCAGAAGTTGGGGATAGCACCGTATCTGCTGAAATTTCCCTTGCACTGAAGGGTAAGCTACATCAGATAGCATGTGGCTTCGCCAAGACAGATGACGGGGAGTGGGTCAACATTCCAGGAAAGAACCCGAAGCTTGAAGCGGTGAAGGACATTGTGGAAAACAGTCAACACAAGCTGATTATCTTCGCCTTTTATACGCATGAGATCGATTTGCTCGTTGAGGCACTGTCAGAGTATGGCGCACTACGATTTGACGGTACCTTGTCTTCTGACGAAAACGCAAAGAATAAGGAATTATTCAAAACCGATCCGAAACACCAAGTTCTGGTGATGCAGATCGATAAGGGCGCTACCGGCCACAACCTCACGGAAGCAAAAACGGTGGTGTACTTTTCGAACACGTTTTCATACCTTACCCGCGCCCAAAGTGAAGATAGGGCGCACAGGATAGGCCAGGATAATGCTGTTCTATATGTTGACTTGGTGATGAAGCGAACAGTAGATGAAGAAATAATAACAGCGCTACGCGGTAAGTGCGACGTAGCCAGTACGATTGTTGGCGATCAGTTGAAGGAGTGGATATGAACAAACGAGAGGTCTTTTACTTTAGTGTTGTCTTACTTTGTCCATTATATTTGGTCATAGCGTGGTACGGCGGCTGGGAAGGTTAATTGCAAATAAGAGTTCCACCGGCTACACGGTGGCCAAGAAACTATACAAGGAGATTGAAATGAGCGACTTTCGTGCAAGGCTATTTGAAGAGCATTCTCAACTTAGCCAGAGAATAGATAGACTTAAGGAATTTATACTTTCAGAGAAGTACGACACTTTACCTGATATTGACAAATCCGATTTAAAGCGGCAGCTCTCACATATGGAAGGTTACTTTAGCATCCTATCTAAACGCGTTTCTCGCCAATGTAACAACGCCTAGAAAGCAACCAATCTAGCCAGCTTCTGACTTGGTTTTATTATATTTTATGTGGTTCTATTTATGAATGTTGAAAATACTGAAATGGTTTGCCAGACTGAAAGAGAATCTTGGACTTGCAAGAATATGAAAGAGTATGGCGATGACATGGATTGCGAGCGGTATGTGTGTGATGTTTGCGGCAGAACAATGAAACTTTATTACGACGAGATGAAGTGACTTGGTTTTATTAGTTTTGAGGTGAGATGTGGAAACTTGGATTTTGACTACGAAAGAGTCACGAGCAAAACACAGAGATTATCCATTAGGAACAAAAGCCCACGCTGTCGGCGGAGGCTGCTGGATAAAGGTCGAAAGGGGCTGGAAGTGGGCAACAAGCGGGTGCGTATTTCCAACACCAGGTGCGGACGTAATTAGAATTGAATTACCAGATGACCAGGTTACGACATGAATATGCTCGCAGAACTAAAGCACACCGCCCAAGACCATGAGTGGTACCCAACAACCAACGAGATAATTGAAGCATTCCACAACCATGTTCACCATTTCGAGATTGAAAGCCTACTAGATATCGGGGCGGGAAACGGCAAAGTATTGACAACGTTCAAAGACAAAAACAGCAGGCAAGAGCATTGCTACGCTACTGACTTGCTGGCGATTGAAAAATCGCAGCCACTGCTTGAGAGCTTGCCACCGGAAATCGGAATACTTGGCACTGACTTTTGGCAGCAATCGTTACTCGATAAGTCGGTGGATTGTATTTTCTCGAATCCACCCTATAGCGAGTTTGTGGAATGGAGCGTGAAGGTTATCCGGGAAGCGAATGCAAACCTTATTTACCTGGTTATCCCGCAACGGTGGAAAGATCAGAAGCAAATAACCTCAGCTATTGAAGCACGCAAGGGCGGTTTTGAAGTAATCGGCAGCTTTGACTTCCTGAATTCCGAAGATCGGCAGGCGCGCGCAAAAGTTGACCTAGTATTTATCTGGTTATGCCATGACTCACAGCTGCGCGGTTCACACCAATCCCGCAGCCGTGTGGGCGCAATGACAGACCCTTTTGAGCAATGGGTGTGTGAGTTTTTCAAGCTTGACGATAAGCAAAAACAAACAGGATCAGATCACGTCCGTGACACCGAAACACAGAAAACAAGGAAAGAGCAAGTCAAAAACGCATTGGTTGCTGGTAACGGCATGATCGAAGTATTGGACAACCTTTACCGCGATGAATTGGCCTTCCTAATAGGAAACTACCAGAAAGTTGCGGAATTGGACGCTGCTTTGTTCAAAGAGCTTGAGATATCAATACGCTCAATAACCAGTACGCTAAAATCACGCATAAAAGGATTGAAGTCATTTTACTGGAATGAACTGTTTGAAAACTACGCGCCGCTGACAAATCGACTAACAAGCGCAAGCCGAAATAGCTTTATCGAAAGCATTCGACGCAAAACCAACATCGACTTCAATGCATCGAACGCCTACGCAATCACGATATGGTCAATCAAAAACGCGGATCAATATCTTGATAACCAAATGATTGAGACGTACCGCAAGATGGTCAATGCCGCCAATGTTATCAACTACAAATCCAATGAGAAGGTATTCAAGAATAACTATTTTCGATATAACTGGGATGAGCATTCACACTTCAAGCTGGATTACCGGATTGTGATTGAGCGTATGGGCGGAATTGATAAAAGAGACTGGACACGCGAGGCCAGAGGTGGGCTAACGAATAGTTGCGCGGACTTCATCGATGACTTGATTGTCGTAGCGAACAACCTTGGATTTAATGCCACCGACTCGGTTATTGCACACAATTTCGAAGCCGGAAAGAAAGAAACCTTCCCGTGCATAGACAAATCAGGCAAAGAAACTGAATTAATGACCGTTCGCGCCTACATGAACGGGAATCTGCACCTAAAGCTAAATCAGAAATTCATTCTGGCTTTGAATGTAGAGATTGGCCGGTTAAAAGGCTGGATTCATAACGTGCAGCAAGCGGCGGCTGAAATGGAAGAGAAAGAAGAAGAAGTATCGGTACACTACAAATCAAGTTATACGCTGATTGGTGATAACACTTTGACTAAATTACTAGGAGTCACACAACCATGCACACCGTAGTCGAAGAAAGTATGCCGGAGTCAAATTACGTTTTTTTTGCTCATCGAAATGTTACGGTAGGTTCGTTGGTGTTTTCTAATCTGTTCAGCTTCTGACTTGTTTTTATTAAATTTGAGGTGAGATATGAAGCGCAAAGAAATTGCGGAGATTTTGAATCGAATATGCCCGAACGAGAAGGCGCATAGATTTGTAAGCAGGCATGGGAATACTTATTGCGCCAGCTGCGGTATAAAACCTGCATTATGGGTAAGTAGAGGGAAAGGTCACAATCCGGAAGATAATAACTTATGTGTACGGTAATTTTGGGGTGAGATATGTTTAATTATTTTAAAGAGATACTGGCAACACTAACGCGGATAGCAGAGCACTTAGCTAAACTAGCGGCATGTGTTAGGGAAAGTGACCGTGGTTATGGAGATAGAAGATCAATATACATTAAGCATTGGAATGATAACTAAAATGCACACAATAGTAGAATTAGCCAACGCAGCAAGACGTGCCAAGACAACCGTAATGGACACGCTGCGCGCAGAAGGCATCGAATTTATAGAAAAGATCGGAAGCCAAGGCGGCAGGCCGCTGAAGTTGTATAAAATAACGATTCAGGAATTTATAAAATTACAAGAAGCACGAACACCAGGCAAGAAGCCAAAGCCGAAGGTAGAGCAGCAACAGGTCAACGGCATTAATGATTTATTGTTGGCAAGGTGGAGCAGATAGCTTGACATTTGCGCCGAATAACGTAAAATGAACGTATCGATAAATTAATAGAAAAGGAGAACAGCTAAAATGACAGAAGAAAGATATTGGCACCCTGAAAAAGAATCAAACTACTATACTATATTAAAGGTAAGCAACAAGTTGTGTGGGATGGCTGCGCTTAAGTCTCTCTTTACTGATGCCAAGGCAGAGGATATGAATTTCGTATTATTTTCTACATCAGGCATTCATGGTAGCTATATAACAATTGAAGACGCAGAACAAGCAATAAACAATAAGGAAGATATATTGGACGTAACTTTCCTGGTAGTACAACCACGAATAGTGTCACTTAGGTACGGAAACTGCACCCCGGAAACACTAGAAGATATACAGTTTCTTAAGACACTTAGAGAGACAAGCATGAAAGCGGTAGCAGAAATAGGTTTCTAATTAATAGAAAAGGAGAACACATAAGATGTCAGAATGGCAAACATTTACCGGAGCGCCTGAACAGTTTTTAGCGTTATCGGAAGCGCGACATGGGGTTATAGTAAAAGGAATGAGTGAGCCTGTTCCTATGACTGACTTGCAGGAACTAACAGACTATTTCAGAGAATACGATACGAAAGAATTTTTAATTTGTAACCCACACCCACTCGAAGACATGATCTGCCAGCAAGCGCGTACTGGGCAGGAAGTTTGGGTACTTGAGCCTGTTGTTGGTACCGAAGAGCATCCACTATGGCCAAGGTTACTGGCCGCAGGTATAAGCCGTGAGAACGTAGGCACCGTAATAACGGAAAATGGTATCTTTTGCCAATACAGTACGCACACGCCATATTGGCACATACCTGATGCACAATACAGTTTTACACGTTTTGGGGGATACCGTGCCAACAAATAAAATATCCAGAATAGACCGCTTCGCAGCGGTTAAACTTCGGCAACGGATCCAGGAAGAAATAATAAAGGCACCTAATTACGCCACATATACGAGCCTGTTCAACAAGTTTCTTATAAATGGTTGGCTCCCACACAAAGCAAACGGCGAACCACTTGAAGACTTCGGTTTCCGTAGGCACTTCAACACAGTCAAAAAGGATTTGAATCACGATTTTTCTGGCTTCTTTATTTGCTTCCTGAGTCGTGCAGCAGTGGGTGCGTACAAAGACTATCACAGGCTAGGAACAGCACCCAAAGCATACAACGGAATGCGCGAGATCGTGAGCATGACCGGATTGCAAGACGTTACGGTAAGTGATTTATTAATTTTGAATGGGGGAATACGATGAGGATAGAGCAACATATATTTGCAGTAATTTTAGCCATTGTAGCAATTGTACTGATAGGTGAAAATTCTTCATATTTAGTGTCTCTTGGTGTATTTCTTTTCGCCTGGGCGAACAATCTGGATAGATCATGAACAAATTACACACATTACCAAACGGCGACGGCATTGAATTAGGGAGAGTATTCGCAGTGCATTATCTGACGGCGCTGGGTGCAGAATATAAACCGAAAGTAAAAGTTGAGTATGTAACCGGCGGTACAGCACAAACAACAGCAGGAACAAGCTGGGTAGCTTTTGACACCGACGAAGAAGCAATAAAATTTCGTGACGAATTCATCAAAACAATCAACGACGCACGACAAGTAACCTGGACAGCAGACCAAATAGAAGCAGCACCAGACGGCAACGGCTTTGGTGATTGGTATCAACGATATCGGGTGTGGAACCGGGATAAGACGGTGGTGTTGCTGCATACTGATGTACTGAAGGATGCGATTGAGTTTTTAAATAAAGCGGAAAACTAACATGCAACATCACGACCTAAAACTTTTCACAAAATACTTCCAGCCGGTCGTTGACGGCGATAAGCGCAGCGAAGTCCGCACCAACGACCGGCAGTATGAGGTTGGCGATATCGTAACCCTGCACGAAGGGCAACCAGGTCTTAATGGTTTCGAGTACACAGGCCGATCTATATCCGCACGGATCAGCTTCGTTGACAGCTTCGGGTGCAAGCAAGGATACGTGAGCCTATCTCTGAGTGATGTGGGCCTAGTATTCGCTGCGGACTACCCGGAATTTTTGAAGGAACAAGCATGACCGTATATGTAGTGCAACAACCCCAACGCTGGAACCACCAGAAACAAGCAATGGAATCCGCATTCGACGTAGTTGAGGCCGAAGAATTTGGTGACCTGGTTTACCTGCTCTCCCCGATGGCCAAACCGTTCAATGTGGAAGACTCGATCCTTGGGCAAATTAAGGAAGGGTTGGCACGGTTCAGTGATGATGACTACCTTTTGCTTATTGGGAATCCGGTGCTGATTGGTGTTGTTTGCACTGTAGCAGCTGCACACAATGAAGGCCGCGTGCAGCTGCTACAGTGGAGCGGAAAGAATAAAAAATATATTCCGATTACCGTGAAAAATCTCTTGACTTCTACGCCGAACTCGATATAATTACCGAATCGCAACACAAACAATAGAAAAGGAGAAACAAAATGGAAAAGATTCTAGGGATAATCGGTAACAAGAAATTAATTTCTGCATTCGAGAGAAATGACTTAGTGGCACTCAACCAGATAGCTACAAAGCTATATAAAAAAGCGCGCAGGGTGCAAGACAAAAATGAATACCTTCTGTCTGCCTGCCTGTCCTACTCGAGAAATGAAGCTACGGACATAGAAGTAGTTTTACGGGCCTACCTAGAAAAGCACTGCGAAGAAATGGCGTTAACTGCGCGCGCTGATATTCAGTGCTCAGCAGAATTTATAGAAGAGCAAGATGTTCTTCGCAGATATGACATGAAAATAACGGCATATGAAAAAATGTATGCAGCCTGTATGTGCTCCGGCATAGTGTGTCAACAATGACAACAGATATGCAACGCCTAAACACACTTGTCCACGATCAGTTATTGGCTGAGGATGAGGTAGCTCGGGCTGAAGCTTTACTTAGTCGGGCTAAAAAAAGACTAGCACGGTTGAGCGAATACGTAATCCCTGACGTAATGGAAGAAATGGGGATCAACGAGTACAAAACCAACAATGGCCTGACCATCAAGCTGAAGCAAGCTATCCGGGCAAGTATCTCTGAAGTAAACCGCTCTGATGCCTTTGGCTGGATGACGGATCACGATCACGAAGCAATGATTAAAACCAGCATAGTCATTGAAAAGCCCGCGCTGCTGGATGACTACGACAACGCGGCTGAGTTAACAGCAGCATTGTCGTTGATAACTACTTCGCTACCCAGCACCGAGAACAAGAGCATTCATTCCAGCACACTCTCCGCTTTCGTTAGGGACAAGCTGGAAGACGGTGAAGAAATACCGCTGGATACTTTCTCAGTATTTCGACAAGTAACTTCAGTTATTAAAACAAGTAAGTAAGGTAACGCCGGGAACCTTTCCTTAACCGGCAAACTATGTAAAGGAGCAATACAATGGCAACAAAAGCGGCGAAAGCAGAGGCAACAGAAGTAGTGACACAAGGCAATACGTCTGTTGCCTCTTATTCAGGCTACGAAGACATGGAATCATCCGGCTTCGAGAACCAAGACAACCGGGACTATGCCCTTCCCTTTTTAACTATCCTGCAAGGACTCAGCCCCCAACTAAAGGATGACAAATCCCTACGACAAGGCTTGCTATTTAACTCAGTGACGGGTGAAGCATTTGACGGTGACGAAGGAGTGCGATTCATCCCATGCGCAACAAGACATTCCTTTCTGGAGTACGTCCCACGCAAGCTTGGCGGAGGCTTCGTAGCAGAGCACAAACTGGATTCCGAGGTAGTGAAAAACTGCCTGGAAACACAGGACTTCGGAAAGTATACCGTTGGCACAAACGAACTTATCGAAACGTACTATGTTTACGGTATTATCGATGGGGAGGAGGGTCCATGCCATGCTGCAATCTCGTTTAAGGCGATGTCAATCAAAAAGTTCAAGGGCTGGATGACGCAAGCCCGTACTATCCAGATTCAGCTTGAATCCGGAAAACGGATCAACGCTCCGCTGTTCTCACATGCCTACCGGCTGCGAACCATCGCAGAGAGTAATGCCAAAGGTGATTTTTACAACTGGAACATTAAGTTTGATGGCGAGAACGCCGCAGCTTGCCGCTTGGCTCCGGACAGCGAACTGGTTCAAATGGCAGTTGCATTGAACAAGGTGGTACAGGAAGGCAAGGTGAAAGTTGATCATGACTCGGTTAGCCGGTCG